CTCCAGGAACATCAGGCGAGGCCGGGTGGCATGCGCCCAGCGAACAACAACCCAGGCTAACCCGCGCACGCCACGGTCGCGCGGTGCACCGCCTTTGGCCTTGCTGTGATGGCGGCAGTCCGGCGATGCCCATAGGATGCCGACGGGCTGCCCGCCGGTGGCCATGACTGGGTCAACTTCGAATACGTCCGCAACGTAGTGCGCTGTCTGCGGGTGATTGGCCCGGTGCACGGCCAGGGCAATCGGGTTGTGGTTCACTGCCACGTCCGGCTCACGGTACGCCCGGGCAATACCGGTGCTGGCACCGCCGCCGCCGGCGAACAGGTCCACCACCAGCTCTTTCTGGAATGGCAGGCCCATGCTCGGCTGACCATGTATGAATTGGGGTTTCTTCCGTTGTGCGGACATAGAGGATCCTCGCCGGTATAGTTCCGGGATCTACAGGGGAGTGGGTTATGAGCTGGGAAAGCATTTCTTTTTGGATCGAACATCACCCAGGATTAGCGTCATGGGTTCAAGCGATTGGATCGCTCTTGGCCTTGGCTGTTGCTATAGGCGTTGCACGGCAGCAAGGACGCCAGTCGCGAAAGTTGTTTCGAGACCAGGTTAACCACGCGGCGAAAGAAGCGAGGCTTCAGCGCATCGCGTCGTTGAGAGCTACAGTTGAAGTTGCTGAAATTGTTGCTAGGCGCGTGATAAAAACGGGCAGGAGGATGCCCGATATCCTGTTGGAAGGTAGTGCGCTAGCCCATTCGGACGCTCTAGACGCAGCGGCGATATGGATTACAAAGCTTCCCATTTATGAACTCCCGGGAGCCTTGGTCGCCAGGGATGTGCAAAACATTGCCCTGTCCGCAAACCGAATGCTCAAAGTTTTGGAGAGAGTTTCCAGCGAAGGGTGCCTCTCGGATGAAAACTACAAATCTCTGTGCGGGCTTAGCGCTGCTGCTGAAAAGGCGTTGGAGGGAGCGTCTTCATTCGCTGATCAATATGGCGGCGAGACAGACGTAATCAGGGCAGTTGATCTCTAAGCAGCGCTCAGCGCAATAGGTGAGGGCAGGTCAGGCGCGGCGCACTTTGAAATGCAGCATCGCCTTGATGCTGTGGCAGTAATCCTGAAGGTGCTCATAGGCCTTGTACTTGGCTTGGCTTCGGGTTGCAGCCCACACCCGAACTAAATCTTCCCGAGCTTCCTTGTCCCAGCTCAAATCATGCCAGTCATGCTTGAACGGCAGGACCAACCACTCTTTGAGTGGTAGCGTCTCGGCCATTTCGCCGTACTGCATTTCGTGGGTAGGGTGGTAGTTGCTGATCCGCTTCTTCGGGTCTTCGTCCAGCACCACGCCAATGTAGTGGCCGCGATCCGCCAGGATGACACCGGGCTTACCGTAGGCGATGACACGGCGGCCGACTTCGGCGGGCACCTGATAGTGCTGCCGGACGTATGCGCAGTTGTGGCTCATGGACTATCTCCAGTCAGGCGCCTCCCTCCGGAACCGGTGGTGGCAATTTGGTTTGGGTTGGAGTATTACGGGTGACCGGCATGGAGCCGGATCAAGGAGAAGCAGATGGCAACTGATCGTGAAATCGCATTGGAGCAGGCTCTCATTGCTGTGATCGCTGCATCAGAGGCTGCTGGTGCCAGCACCCAGGATTTGCTGGACATCGCGCAAGGGCTGATCATTGGTCACAGCCCGTTCCGGCAGGTAGATCATCCGCATGTCACGATGGCCTGCCAGGAGATTAGTGACGCGCACGCCGCGGCTCTCGCCATGAAGTCGTGATATTAAGATTCAGGTGTTGGCGCGTTTTAGTTGGTCTGCCAGCTGGGTTGGCAGCCCGCGCAGCGTCAGCGTGCCACCGGCCTCGTCAAACTTGATCTTGTCGCCCAGCAGGTGCGCTTCGAAGCTGATCGACATGCCCTCGGCGCGCCCGGTGAAGCGCCGGAATTTGTTGAGGGTCTTCTTGTCTGGTGGCAGAGCATCAGACAGGCCGTAGTCCTTCGCCTTAATGAAGTCGTAAAAGTTCTTCGGCCGGTCTTCGTCGATCAAACCCGACAGCTCGTCGAGCGTGATCGGCTCGCCCAGCTTGGCCTGGGCCATTGAGTAGCTGACCAGGGTGTTCGTCTTCTCGCGGGCCGCATCTTCGACCATGTCCTCGCTTTCAACGAAGTCGCTGAACGCCTTCAGTAGCGTGCGCGTTTCGCTAGGCGCGTCGATCCCTTCCTGACAGCCGATGAAATCGCGGAAATAGTCGTTGAGTTTGCGGCCCTGCTTACCCTTCAGGTACGAGATGTACTGCTTCGACTGCTTGTTGTTCTGCCATTCGCTGATGTTTATGCGCGCAGCCAGGCGGATGTGGTCCAGGTCCAGGCGGTTCAACGTCATCAGTGCAAGCTCTTCGGTCATCGTCACCGCTTCGGTTTCCTGCACCAGGGCGATGACCAAGTAATCGGTCATGCCTTGCTGGTAGTGGCAGAAGAGGGCGTGCCCGCCGGTGGTGAGGTTCGACTCTTCCATTAGCCTGGTTAGGTGCTCGACAGCGGTGGTGCTGAATTCGAGGAAGCTGGAGCCGCCAGCCATGTATTTGGAAAGCCAGCCGCTCAGCGGGTGAGCGCCCGATTCAGCATGGAAGAAGCCCCAGGCCTTTCCGGTCGTGGCGTTGTAGCTTTCGTTGAGCTGGCTCATCAGGTCGTCGCGGGCGCCACTATCTTCCTGCTCGGCGCTGGCCAAGTGCAGAGCAGCCGGGGTGCCGTCGGGCTTCTTGTCGATTTTGTGGATTACGCTGTGGAGAATGGGCATTGCGTTTACCTCAGATAGGCGCCGCCCTCCGGGTACCGGATGCAGCGAGTAGGGTGGGTTGTGCGGAACTAAAATCGCCAATACCGTCTACATTTCAAAGGGCATTCCCTTTAGGAGAAGACGGTCATGTTTAAATCTCGCTCGCTTGTAGCCGCTGTGACCAGCGTTGCGTTGGCCATAGGCTCAGTGACGGCCTTGGCCGATCCTGGCAACGGTAAAGGCCAAGGAAATGGAAAAGGCAACTCCCAAGGCGGCCAAGGCCATGGTAACCAGGGCAACAAGGGGAAAGATTCCAGCGGAGACAATTGGGATCGCGGGCCCATCATTGACCGAGGCGGCGTACTGGGCGTGGTCGGCGGCTACCGTGACTATTGGCGCCCAGGTCCTTCACTGCCGCCTGGGATACAAAAGAACCTAGCGAGAGGAAAACCTCTTCCTCCTGGCATCGCCAAGAAGCTGGATGGTCGGTTGGTGGGCAGGTTGCCCCATTACGACGGCTACGAGTGGCAACAAGCGGGCACTGATCTGATTCTGGTAGCAATTGCCTCCGGCATAATTTACGAGGTGCTCAACGGAGCGTTCGATTAAAGCGGTAGCGGTTCGATGATCTCGTCGCCCGGGTCGTGCTGAATGGCTAGCAGGCTTTTATTGCGAAAATCCTGCGCCACGTTTTCGGATATCGTGAATTCGTGGCGCGGCGGATCAAGTAAGGCTTTGGACTTGGCGCCCAGCGCATGCAAATGATGAATCATCAGTGTCATTGCCTCGCCTTGCTCAGTAATGCCTGACCACTCCATCAGGTCGGCCAGCGCGTGCCGTGTGCCTGGCCGAACCCTGAGCCTCAATTCCTCTTCGGCAAGTGCCACACGCTTCCTGGCGGTTTTCGCCGAGCGCTCCTGCACAGTCTTGGCCATGGTCTACCTCTTCTATTCCGCTGGCCGGCAGTGCGAGCCAGGTTTGACGTTTGCGTTGCTGGGTGCGTGCTATGCGGCGCATGAAGTGCTGCCACGTTGCGCTTTGGGGTAGTCGATGCCGTGAGCGGTGATGATCCGCTCGAAGGCCTTGTTGCCGATCGCCAGCCTCCCGCAGCACTGGCGCCGGGTGATGCCCAGTTCCAGGAAGGCGCGAATCCGCTCGGCGTACTTCGCGTCGCGGGCCTGAACCTGTTCGCTTCGAACTGCGCCGTTGGCGCCGCCCCGGGTTGGCTTCTTGAAGGTGATGCCGTACTCCTTCGAGAAGCTGTAGAGGGTGCGCCGGCTCAGGCCCAAGGCAACCGATGCTTCCGTTTGCGTGTGCGTGGCTCCCAGTTCCCGAATACGCTCGGCAAGCTCGTCACGTTCCTGCTGGCGTATATCTTTTGAGTGCAGGGGCAGGGGAGCCGCTTCAACCCGCCGCCGAACAAACGGCTTCGGCGTCGGCGGCATCTGGTTGCTGTAGGTGATGGGTTTGGGCTTGTAGCCGATGGGCGCCGCTTCTTCGATCTGGCCGCCGCTGGCCAGGAACTGGGCGACCTGGGCCGCCAGTTCATCCGAGGCCGGGCGAAGCGCCTCGACCAGGCTGAGGTGGTTGCTAATCATGCTGCGATCCCCAGGACCTGGTTCATGCGCTCGTCGAGGATTTCGTAGAAGGTCTTCACACGCTCGGTAAGCTTGCGGATCATCGCTTCGTCCCGGTAGGCGCGCTTGATGAACAGAGGCATGCCTGGCCAGTAGCAAACGAAGTCGATCCACTCACGCTCGGAGACCCACAAGCCGCCTTGGCACTGAGCGACGTGCTCCTTTGGGATCTCGCCGGACAGGATCACTTCAACCTGAAACTTCGGCAGCTTGGTTTTGATCTCGGTCAGGCCTTTGGGCCCGACCAGCGAGTCTGGCGAGTAGCCGGCGCCGTGGTTGAGGATGATTGCAACCTGGTTCGTTTCAACCTCTTCGCGATCCTCGTAGAGCTTCCGGGCAACGCCTTCAAGCTCATGGCCGCGCTCGGTGTGGCGGTTGCCTTGGAAGGGGTCAGCAGCCTCGCCGGTGATGCGCTCGCCGATCAAGGTATTCATGTAGGTGAAAGCACCGGCGCCGAATCCTGCCTCACCTTTGCCGTTAACCAGCAGGCACTCCAGTTCGGAGCAGGTGACGATACCCAGGCGCAGTGCCAGCCACTCAGGTGAGCCCTGCTGTATTTCAGTGATGATCTGCATGGCTTACTCCTGTGTCCGGCTGGCGGCTTTGGTGATTCGAGCCGACACGGTGTCGAACTCGGACTTGAAGACGTTGGCGGCGCAGCCGTACTTAGCTGCGAAGTTGTCCTGCAGCACCTGGCTGCACTTTTTGAGCAGAGCGTCGAGCTGCGCGGCCTGGCCAGCGGTGATGACTGGCTCGGCCGGGGCGGCGGGTTTTTGGTTTGCGGTTTGACCGTCGTCGTCCTCACCGGTGGTCGTGAAGTTGAGCAGCGCGCCAGCGGTGTAGCGCTTGCCGTAGCTGACCGAGCTGGCGACCGCCTGAACGGCGTTTTTACTGCCCGTAGTGTCAGCAGGAAGCAAAATCGATGTGGTTTCTCGATGGCCTTCTTTGTGGCTCAGCACGCCTTCAACCTCGACACCATTCGCGCCGCGGGGAATGCGAAACGAGAGAGCAAACCCGTGCTTTGCAAGAATGGGTTTCAGCTCCTCGTTGATGTCTTCCCAGAGGGCATAGGTCGATTGCACGTTCTTGAACTTGTCGCGGATGGCGCCACGCTCGCGAATCACCGGGAGCTTTTTCTGCATCTCGGCCATTGCGGCATCAAATGCCTGTTTCGCCAGCCTGTCCTGGTGCTGCTGATGCATCACCATCAACCTTTCCATCTTGTCGATATCAGCGGCCGGGTCGGTGGCCACCTGCTGAATGATCGCCATGATCGTGGCGGATTCGCTTTGCACGGCCGGCAAGCGCTCGACCTTGTCCTTCACTGCAAGATTGCTCATGGCGACCTCAGTATTGAATTGAAATGGCGGGGATCTTCCGCTGGGCGATCAACTTGATGGCTTGCTTAGCGCACTCTTCTGTCATTCCGCCGGCAACAAATGCCTTCAGCGCTGCGCCATTGATTGACCGTTGATGTTCAAGGTCAGCCTCACGCGCTGCTGCCTGGCGCAGGGCCTCGTCAGCGGCTGCGTTCGCCCTGGCTACTTCTGCCAGTCGTGCCTGCTCGACGGCTTCTTCCTGCCGTCGAATGGCCGCGAGTCGTTCCTGCTCGGCGCGATGCTCAGTGGCGATGCGGTTCGTCTCGGCCTGTGCCGCTGCTGCGCGGGACTGTTCGGCCTGCAGCTCCAGTTGTAGGCGCTGGCGTTCGGCGGCTGCCTCGGCGTCCAGTGCTGCCTGTGCAGCGGCGCGTTGAGTCGCGGCTGCCTGGTCCAGCAGTTCCTGCTCGCGACGAGCGGCAGCTTCGCGCTCGACCTGGGCCTTCTGCTCGGCTTGGAGCCGCGCCTGTTCGGCGGCAACCCTGGCAATCTCAGCGTCACGGTCGCGCTGGGCCTGTGCTTCAGCTTCGGCGCGCAACCGGACCAGTTCGGCCTGCTCCGCTTCGTACCGGGTGCGCTCGGCCAGCAGGGCGCGCAGTTTTACGAGGGTCTGGTCTTTCACCTGGGCGGCTTCAGCCAGGAACTCTTCCCATGTTTCGCTGATTGCGACCAACTCAAGCTGGGCGATGAGATCGGCGACATGAGCGGCGGTCGGTGTGGACTCGAAAACGGCCAGATCCTTGATCGCCTGGATACCGTCAACATGCTTGTCGGTTCGGGCCAGTTCTGCTGCTTCCCAGTCCGTCAGCGGCTGCCGGGTGGCATCGCGCAGGGCATCCATCTTGGTCACGAACTCGCGTAGCTCAGCCTCGACCACCTTGGGCATTTCCTTGAGGCGCTTCAGGTAATCGCGGCCGGGTGTTTCGACTGCCTTTTTGGACTTGCTCACCGTTGCGGCCAGAGAAGCAATGCGCTCTCGGCCCTTGCGGGTGGTCAGATCGGGAACCTCGGCGGTGACTTCGGCCTTCACCGCGTCGAAGAACTGGCCCAGGCCGCCGGCAATGTAAATGGCCGGCGCGTTGTCGGCGCTGATGTCGTCGATGGTGATGACTTGCTGTTGTGCGGACATGGGGAATCCTTGCCGCGATGCTCGCAGCGATTGAAGGTGTTGGTTATTGAGTGATTCGATCAGCGAGGGCGCTGAGCAACATCAGGAAGGTGAAGAGGGCGAGGACAGGGAAAGAGCCGCGCCAGATGAGTAGGCGCCGGGTACGCTGGTGGGTGGTCATGGGATGCACCTTTCGGAGCAACCGCCCAGGAAGCGGTAAGGCTCGCCGCAGTTGATGACCTCGTCGCGGGTCATGTAATCGACATCGCAGTCACGGCCGCAGGAAGCGCATTCGCAGGTGAAGGTGCCGTCGCCATTGTCGTGGGCCCAGGATGGAAGCTCAGCTTCCTCCAGCTCTGGCTGATCGGCCAGTTGGCAGTTGGTGCCGCCGCAGTGCGGGCATTTAGTCCCTGTGAGACTTCCATACGGCCCAACCCAGTGGATGCCGATCTTGTTGCAATTGCCGCAGATCATCATGGCCGAACCCTCACCGCAATCCGGCCGCCCTTCATTGTCGGCGCCAGGCGCTGCGGCAGATCCCGCACCAGGTCTTCACGTTTTCGGCCGATCAGTTCATTGAAGGGAAGGCCAAAGCCCAAGATTGCGATGCGGCGCTCGATATCGTCGAGCTGCTCTTCAGCGAGCGACTTCACGATTGGCGTGGTCATGCAGCCTCCTTGCGCTGCCGGCTGATCTTCAGCAGCCAGGCGCTGTAGTGGTGGAACTCTTCGGCGTTGATGGCGCCGGAAGTGAAGTGGCGCACAATCAGGCCCTCAGTGAGCGACTCGGCCAGATCTGTCGTGTCCGGATGCTCAAGAGCGAGAAGGGCGGTGGTTATCGCGACGTGCGGGCTCACAGGTCTGCATCCACGTCGTCTTCGCGCTCTTCCCGTTCCGCTGCTACAGCGTCGGCGGCATACGGCCTCAGCAGCGCTACAGCGATCTTCTCGACCGCCTGAATGGGGCGCTGCTGGCCCAGCAGGTCGGCTGCGTGAGCCCTGGCATCGCTCTGGCTGCCGAGCATCGCCGACAGCAGCAGGCGGGCAAACGAATCACGCTGGTCAAGACCGTCAATCTGGCGCTGGTTCAGGTGGCCCTGCAGGACCGTGCAGAACCGGTCGAACGTCACCACTTGGGGCTGGCCGTATCGGCGCTTCCACTTGATATCGACGCCGCACACCAGGCGCTCCGCCGAATGCTCAAGCCAGTCCGTGACCTCGTTGCTCTCGCTGACCTCTGGAGGCAACTGAGCGTCGTAACGCTCCTGGCATATCTTCAATGCTGCGTTCATGGCTTGATCCTCGCGTTCTGCGCTCGGTAGCGGCGCATATACGCACCGGTCAGGCGCCGCATCAGTACGGCGTTGCGTTCTTCTTCGTGATACCAGCAGGTCAGCCACTCACCGCCAATTGAACCGCCGTAATCCATGTACTCGCAGTCGCAGCGGGTTTTGAGCAACGCCCGGGCCTCGGCAGCACAAGCTGACCTGAGCGTGAGATAACGCCGACCGCCGCCCTTGTAGACGACAGCCTGCGAGGTGGTGACGGCCATGGCGACCTCCAGTGTTTGGGGTTAGGCGGTGGCTTTGGCGATGGCAGCTTTGGTATTAATCAGCAACTCAGCCTTTTCGCTTTCGTAACGATCTGGATGCCATTGCGCATCTATCGCTGCCCAGCGACGAGCAATGCTCAGCAGCTCGTCGCGCTGCTGCGTTAGCACCATTCGGTCAAGTTGAAGCTGGAACAAATCAAGCGAGCCTGACTCGATGGCGTCGGTCGCAATGTTCTGGCAGGCGTTCCAGCACGCTACAAGGCGGCGGGCGTTGCTCTCGGATGGCGCACCTGTTTCAGGGTCGATGACATCAGCCGCAACAGCGACATCATCTTCGGGACGTCGGATGAAATACTCGTCAACCGTGATGCCGGATTTGCTGCCGAACCCTGCGCTGGAAAACTCCAGAGGGCCTCTTGTGTGCTCGCTCATGATTTGCTCCGTGGATTTGGTTCACCTGTATTCGTCAACACTCATGCCTCCCGCTGGTTGCCGATGGGCGCGGGGGAGGAGTGCTGACGTAATAGAGGTGGGTAAGGGTGCCCAGGCCCGCTACTGGCGACGGCCTGGGTTTGTTGCGTCAGCGGTGTGGCCCGTTGCCCGCTGCTGATTGCAGGGCTGGCCGGTCGTCTTCGGTGTGGGCTTCGAGCTTCCTACTCACAGCGTCAAACAGCATCTGTTCGCCGTGGATCACAGGTCCTTACAACATGCACGCTACAGCTCTGAGTGCCCTGATTGAGTGGGGCAGGATGCATGAGGTCCGGCGGTCCCAGCCGAAGCTATCGGGCCCGCTAATTCTTGAATTTGGTGTTTCTTCTCCACCACGCGCATCGCCCGATTCATATCTCTGGCCGACGTCACACATTTCGTGGACGGTGTTCTTCGCCGACCGGCTTGCGTGGTTTCGCGCACCCTCATATGGAGGGTGGGGCCAGTTCCAGAGCTGGCGTGGAGATCGAATTTATTGCTCGCGCTGTGCCCATTACTGGGGATCGATCTGCGAGGTTCCCGTGCTATTAAAGAGCGGTGGGCGGAGGCCCTTCGCAATGGCTGTGTGTCGCTGCGATGGAGTTAATTTAGCTACAAGCTAAAGTTTCGTCAATAGCTCCAAGCTAAATATTTAGCGATGGGCGAAACTATTGCGGTCCGCCAGGACTCGCCGGGCCTAGGAATGAGGTCCATAAGCGCTTTACGCGCCAGTTAGCAGTGAGCTATGATTTTTTAATTAGCTGTATGAATATACAGCATTTAACCGGGGGGGATTTTATGGCGAAGAAGCAGGCGGCACCGGCAGCACGACAGGAAATGAGCGGTATGGCGCGCCTGGGTCTGCGCGTCTCATCGATGATCAATCACCCGGTCGCGCAGGCGCAGCGCTGGGTGACGATTCATCGTCTTGACACGGATGGGGATCGGGAGTGGGAGGAGGTGCTGAGCGTGATCGCTGATACCGACGAGCTTGAGCTGACACTCAATGACGACGGTAGCGTGACGGTGAGATGGGAGCAGCAGGAAGTCGAGGTAGCGGGGAGGGGAGAGATTGAGTTTGAGCAAGAAGAAGAGGCGGCACCTTTCTGATGGACAACAAAAAGCCCGCTCGATGGCGGGCTAGTCGGCGCTTGGCTTAGCGCTATTTTGTGGATTCAACCAGTTTCTTTACTCCAGCCAGATCTGAAGCGCTGATCGATCCTTCCGAGTTACAGATTTTGAACTCCACAGACTTAGCCGCGGCAATCGACTCCAGATCTGTTCGCTGGAGCTCAAGCCTGAAGGTTTGTGAGCTACCCATGGTTTCGTAAATGCCATTGAGGTTACGCGCTTGCTTGCCATCGACCAGCCACAGATTCTGGTGACAGTCGCCAAATGAGCTGGCGCCAAAGGGCGGTACCAGCAGTGCGTAATATCCATACGGCTTAGCGTCTTTCGCGTCAGCATAATGTGCGTATACGTTGAAAGAGTACTCACGCCCTGGATCTGAGAAGGACTCCCATGAGACAAGCCTCGATCCGCTGAAGCGATCAAGCTTCTCGGTGAGCTGACCTGCAAAAACGATTGATGGCAAGAAAAATGCTGCTGCGAAGATGGCGAACAGTGCGCGCATGAGTAACTCCTGTAAATTTTACCGATCCTACCATTCGTGGCTTACAGCCACCATCAAAGGGCAGGGCGCACAGACAACAAAAAGCCCACTCTAGAGCGGGCTATCTGTAATACCTGGGGCGCCGATCCTTCAGCACCGCCAGTGTGCAATCTCGCGGATTGCCAGCTCAATGGTGGCACGACGAAGGGCAGAAATAAGAAGACCGGCGTTTTGTCAGGCTCGATGCTGGATGCCTATGATGCTAATTCCAGGGTGTTACCCCTCACAAGCACCCGGATCTTTGTATGCTTCGCACCAGGCGGCCTTCAGAAGGATTCTGCATTCCGCGTCGTATTTTTCACGTAGCTTGGCAGTGCTAGCTGGCGTCATCGGCCCGGGTGTCTCTTTGTGCAAGTCCACCATTTTCTGTGCAACGTCATCCTGAGCCTTTGGTGTATAGCCTGCATGTACTAAAAGTGCATAGAAGGCTTTCGAGGACTGCTTGCGGCTTATGTCTGGCTGGTCGCCAGCTACTGAAAGCACTTCGTAGTAGGCCGCGCAGTGGATGTCTCTGTCATATTGAGTTTCAGCATGGGCGACTAAAGAAATGCTAGCGAAGATGGCGAAGAAGGCCAGCGGCATCGGGGATATGCGCATGAAAACGAGTCCTTTCGAGAGAGGCGCGGATTTTATCAGCTCGGGACGCAGATACAAGAAGCACGGCGCTGGGCCGGTCTATTGGACGAAAAACATGGGGTGCACAGACGCTACTGCTTTTCCAGCACCAAAGCATGCTGCCTGAGATGATCGGGGATGGGCAGGTCGCAGATTTTCACACACGACACCCCGGAGCGTTTAGCCTCCACAAGCATGTCAACGTCGTTTGTGATTAATAACCTAGCGTCATTGGCTTTAACTATTGCAATGATCTGCCAATCAACTTTGACGGATTGCCTGGGGCGTTTCTCTCCCTTGCTCGCTTTCCTGGCAGAGCGCCCGGCTTTCACAACTTCAACAGTCTCCATGACAGCCTTGAGGTCATATGGAAGCAGTCTGAATGCAGCCGTTTTGAAAATGCTCTGCGTTGCACTTAATTCGCGCTCGCCAGCCTGATCAAGGAACTCTGCCCAGACCTGCGCAGGTATACCAACGCTCTCTCTCTTCGCACGAAGAGCATGAAAAAGCCCCTGCATGCGCAGGCTATCGTCCGAGTCCAGTCGCCTCCCAAAAAACAGGACCAACGCATTGGTGTCAAGAATTACCAATTAATGACCTTTCCTTAGTCCTGACAGATAGTCTTCCACGTCAGGAATATCAGCCCAGCCACGGCCTATGGCTTCCATGGATGCGTAAGCCTCATCCCATTCACCAGACAGCGGCGACCAAGACTTAACATTTAGCTGTAGGAGCTCCCACCGGCCACTAGATGTCCTTTTCCACTTCCCCTTACCACTTAGCTCAATCGGATCGCCGAGGTAGTAGGACGAAATTTCCTTGGCTAGCTGAGCTCCCATGATGGTGCAATTGTACTCTCGCCCATCGCTGTCCTTCATCAACACGGGAATTGTGTCGTCCCGGCCGCCAATTTTTATAACCTGCCCAGTAATAGTGCTTTCCTGCTCCAGAATAATCTCTTTTTCGGGAGCTAATTTTTTGCCGCCAGGGAATGGATAGATCACAGCTCCGGATGGATCTTTCAGTTCGCCTCTGGTGCCGTCTTGGATCAGTAGTTCATTAATTCTGGCAAGAGCGCTCAGAGCATCCCTCGGCGCCTGATTGCTCTGCGCGGTCGTGAGAGATAAACGTTTTGAAACACGCGGCGCTGCTTCGTCTTCAGTCCACGCTTTGAGTGCAGCGCTTCCTGTCGACAGCTTGTCGAAATGAACCTTGTCTTTCTCGCCCATCAATTTAGCTAACTCAGCCAAATAGACAGCCATCCGCTCAAGCGTCAGCTTGCTCGGGTGTGATCCGACTATTCGAAGAGTGTAAACGTTGGGCTTTTTCATAGGCTGATTATAGGCATGCGTCCCTGCCAATTTCGATGTCTTTCCTTATCACAGAATCACTCTGCCCGAGAATCGCCTGCATTTCCCCGCACAATTCTTACCGCCTTCACCTCATCCGCTGCCATAGAAGTGGTTCAGCGCTATTAACTCGAACACAGCCACGAAAACACAGAGTACAACGAATCCAGGGCTGAATACCCGCTTGCGGCCCGAGGAGCCTCCGCCCAGTCCAGCGACGTCGGAATAGCCGGGGAGCATCATTAGGAAAGCCAGGCAAGCAATGACTCCAACCTTGCTCCAGAAGGTCTGCTCTCGCCATGCAGTCATTTTGGCTGTTCCGCTGCCCGGCTTATTCGGCCAGCCTTCACCTCATCCGCATACCCGGCCAGCCGATCTTCGTCCGCATGAAACACGGTGCACATCTTCAGCGCAGCCTGGGCGTCCGCCTCATTCCCGGCAAGGCTCAGTCGCTCTGCAATCCTCATCAGCTCTACCGCTGACCACTTGAGGTCGGAGGCGACGCCCTGCAAGTCGCGCTTGAGGTCTTGGTTTGGTTTGGTCAGGGACATAGCGTCACACCGGTTGTCCGTTCCACACGTAAAGCACCCGAGCCAGGATATGGGTGTCATCCACCCGGATCTCCTCAGGGTCGTGATGCTTGTTGTCCGAAATCATCTTGAAGCGGTCCTTGCCTTTCTTCTGCAGCCGCTTCACGTACAGCATCTCGTCGTGGGAAAAGAGGTAGATCCCGTCCCCGGTGAACTCCCGGATCGTGATGTCAACGAGCAGGGGGTCGCGATCCTTGATCGTTGGAGCCATCGACTGACCCCATCCTGTGATCATCTTCAGGTGGAAGTGCTCTTTGAAGGTGACGCCCAGGTCGCGTAGATGCTTTGGGCTGACCCTGATGTCCTGGAGCATTTCCGGGTATTCGTGCGGGATCTGTCCGCCGCCCATCGCTGCGCGCACGTCGTAGTGGGCAATCCACACCTCATCGCCGACCTGGCCAGGGCGAGAGAAGTCGACGGTTATGACGTTGCTCGACTCGTCAGCGGCCGCAATGATCCTGTCACGAGCGGTGCTCGACAACCCTTTGACCTTCGAAAGCATCTGCTTTATCTGGTCAGCCGCAGTCGGTACGAGTGCCTCGCCTAAGTGAGCGCCAGAGGTCGGCTCTTCGCTTGCTGATATGGAGTCAAACCAACCTCTAGGTAGCCCCTCGATCGCCTCGATTCTCCGCGCTACGTCGTCCCCCAAATTCTTCGCCGTCTTGTCCGACAAAATCTGACTCAGATGCGCAGGTGCCATTCCCCAGCGCTCAGCGCACGCGCCTTTTCGCTGGCCGCCTATGAGGCTGATCAGTTGCTGTTTACGAATCGCATAAATATCCATGCGGGCAAGAATGCCAGCGTTTAGCTCAATGCTAAATGTGCTCAAAGCTAAATATTCCTTGCTGCGATATTAGCCATAAGCTAAATTTCTCCCATGTTTAAGGAGAGATCCCATGAATGAGCATCTGCGTGACTGGCTCGCCAGCGCTTCAAACGAACGGCGCCAGTCAGTGGCTGCCGCTGCCACGACGACGGTAGGGCACCTGTGGCAGCTGGCAGGCGGTCACCGAAAAGCCTCGGCCGACTTGGCAGAGCGCCTTCAGGACGCATCAGGTGGAGAGATCACCATCGCAGGTTTGCGACCGGATCTTCTCGACCTGGCGCACAAAGTCCTACGCGGCGCCGCCTGACATCCCTGTTCGCCGTTCCATTGAAGCCAGATTAGAAGAGAGCAGCCCCCATGCAAACGTCCAGTTCCAGACACACCGTACAAACCCGTGATCAGGTGCTGGTCGCCCATGCTCAAAACCAGATCGCCCGCACCAGCTTGAGCCAGGACGATTTCGCCCAGGCGCTGAGCCGTGAGCTGTATCTATCGATCCCTGATCGCGCCAAAGAGAAGGTCGTCCCGGACTTCAATTCGCCTCAACTGACCGGCGACGTGAGTGAGTTCGTGAAAGCAACCGGCCGCTGGCTCAAACGTGTACAGCGCTGGTTGAACGGCGATCAGGAAATGCCGTCCTGGCTGGAAGAGTCGTGGGTCAACGCCCTTGAGCCTGAATACCGCGATCACTGTGTAAACGAGCTGGCGAGCCGCCACGGCTTGACCGGCGCCCGCCAGATGACCAGCGACCAATGCGCAAACAAAAGCTTCGGCGCGCTGATCCGCGCCCTGGGCGATGTGATCGACACCGGCAGCGAAGTGTTTGACGACCAGGTGATGTGCGAACTGGATCTGCCGCACCTACCGGCATTCGCCAAGCAGTGCCGCCAGGTTGAGGCGAAGGCGGGGGAGTTAGGGCGCAAGGCTGAGCAGCTGATGAAGGACGCCCGGCCGAATTTGAAATCCATCGCCTGAATGCCAGGCACAAAAAAGCCGACGTACGAGGTCGGCTTCTTCAACAGCTTTATGCGAGAGAAATCATGCCAAACATTGTTGCGTTACACAACCCTCGGGGATTCACCCGTATGGACAATAGCCTGATGGAGGCTTTGGCTACGGTTGACCTGCCAGCGCGTGAGCTGCGCGTGCTCATGGCCATTGCACGCCAGACCATCGGCTATCAACTGGAAACCAAACGCCTGACTGCCGACGACATTGGCAAACAGACCAACTTGCGCCGCGACGTCACGTCGAAGGCGATCAGCCACCTCCTTGAGCGCCGGATCATTTTTCGCGTTGGCGGGAGCCGTGGGGATATCGGCATCGCGCCGGTCCGCGAGTGGTCTTTCTTCGAAGAAAAACAACCGAATCTCACTGAGACCAAAACGTCTCACTCAGACAATATCGTCTCACTGAGACCACCTGTGAGTGAGACCAAAACTGCTCACTCCCTTCTTTATACAAAGAAAGAACCCCTATTAACTCTTTCTACGAAAGAGATTAATCCGCCCCAAGAGCCAGTCGAACCTCCGAAGCCTGATCGCAAGACTCCGTTCGGCATGGCGCAGTTGTTGGCCGACAACCCGCACAACGTTCCTGAGCAATTGCTGGCTGACTGGCTGACCCAGCGCAAGGCCAAACGTGCCGCCGTGACCGCCACCGTCTGGTCAACCGTGAACACCGAGCTGGCTAAGTGCGCCGAGGCCGGGATCACCGCTGACGAGGCCATCACCGAAGCGCTGAATTCCGGCTGGCAGGGTTTCAAGGCCTCCTGGGTGATCAAGCGCCTGGCGGAATCCGCGCCGGCCCCGGCACAGCCCGCGCAGTCCCGCCACACCGGTTTCGCTGAGCGTGATTACAAATCCGGCTTGATTGAGCGGGAGGACGGATCGTATGCGTTCTGACAAAACCGTTTCGATGCCCAGCACTGTCCCAGCACCCCAGCAAACTACGGGAGTGTGCGAGGACCACGGCCAGTTCCCGCAGCAGGTGAACGTGATCTTTGGCCGGGAGTTCAAGACCGGATGCCCAGAGTGCAGTCGAATCCGCAACGAGGAAGAGTCCGCCCGCAAGGAAGCTCAGGAAGCCCAGGCACTGCGCATGCGCATGGCGGAAAAGCTGGGCGCCGCGCTGATTCCCAAGCGCTTCGCTGGCAAGACCTTCGCCGGGTACATCGCTGACACGCCCGAGCAGCAGAAGGCCCTGGCCACCTGCAAACGTTACGCCGCAGAGTTCAAGCAGATCGCCGCAGCCGGCCGTTGCCTGTTGCTGCTGGGCAAACCCGGTACCGGCAAGACGCACCTGTCCGTAGCGATTGCCAACGAGATCATGGCCAAGTCGAGCGACACGGCCGTGTACCGCACGATTGGTTCGGTACTCCAGGCCATCCGCGCCACTTACGACCATTCCGGCGACAAGTCCGAAAGCCAGATCCTGTCGAGCCTCATCAGCCCCTCGCTGCTGATCCTGGACGAGATTGGCGTGAGCAAGGAGAAGCCAAGCGACTTCGAGCTGACGACCCTGTTCGCGATCATCAATGGCCGCTACGAAGAGCTGCGACCCACCGTCATCGTTTCCAACCTCGACGCGAAGGCCTTGGCCAGCGCTATCGGCGAGCGTTGCGCAGACAGGCTTCGGGAGGGCGGTGTGATCGTCATCCCGTTTGAATGGGAATCGCAGCGCGGAAAGGAGGGTTTTTGACATGACCGACTACACCGAACTGAAGCGGCTGGCCGAGGCTTTGCTGGCCAGTGATGACCATGCTGATTTCCCTGGCTGGATGGCAGCGAGCGATGCGTTCGACAACGCGACAGGCCCCGCCGCAGTCATGGCCCTGATCGCCGAGAACGAGCGGCTGAAGACGTTGCGTAGCACAACCGAGCGTGATCTTGCGCAAGAGCTTGAGGTTTGGCGCCACGGCCCGTCCTGCTGGAATTGCGGCGACACTGGTGATGTGCATGACATGGTCGGCGAATGGCGCGGCCAATGCGACTGCAATGCAGCCAAGTTGATTGATGTTGCCAGTGAGCGCGACCAGCTCAAGGCCGAGAACGAACTGGCCCGCATACGTATCAAGGAGCTGGATCTGCTGTTTGGCCGCTACATCCTCGCCATGCGTTCGGCTCTCATCGAGGAAGAGCATGGTAAGGGACCTGCCGCCGCAATGGAGTGGATCTACAACTCGCTGGCAGGACCGGGCGAGCTGCCTCCAGAGGGCGAGACCGACAGTCAGGCCTACTTCGACCGCGAGATCGTCGCAGTGGATAACGGAATGCAGGAGGTAATGGCGTTCCACGAAGGTCGACGCGCCGCCATGGGCAAGGGAGAGCAGTCATGAGCGCCAACCCCCTGCACCCGCTCGGACTATCCCCAAACATATGGGCCCAGGAGGTTGGCGGCGAGACTGTAGCGCTTGGCGTCTCGTCCAGCAAGGAGGCGCTCCATGGCTAAGCCAGCTAAACCTCGCCCAATGCCCGTGTACTTGGTGCTGCGCCGCCTGGTAGATCCCGCCACAGGCAAGGATGTGGCCGCGTTCGTGCCGTCCTCCGACGCAGACCGGTCGATCCTGCGGGAGCGCGAATTCAAGATGAACGCGAAGATCCGCGCCGACCTCAAGCAGCCGCGCAACCCACGGTTCAACGGTTTGGTTCACGGCCTGGGCCGGGTGCTGAGCCAGAACATTGATCGGTTCTCTGGCAAGCAGTCCCACGACGCGATCAAGGCCCTGCAACTGGAATCGGGCGTGTACTGCGACGAAGAGGCGTTCGACATCCCAGGCCTGGGCCAACTCACCCGCAAGACCCCTCGAAGCCTTTCCTACGACTCGATGGGGGAGGAGACATTCCAAGACTTCTGGCGACAGTGCTGCGCTTACCTGGTGCTGCATGATTGGCCGACGCTCACGGAAGAGCGCCTGACCGAAATGGCCGAGTTCGAAGCGTTCAAGGAGGCCGCATGAGCCATAACTTCAAGCCGGGCGATCTGGCACTGGTGATTTCAGGTGGGTACCTGGGCGAGACCGCGGAACTGGTGCGTTTTGTAATGCCTGGCGACCTGGTCGTCTCACCCACCACGGGCAAGGTTTACGAATTCAGGCCGGCCGCCAGAGTAGGTGGATGGTTGTGCAAATTCAGATGCAGTCATGCGGTAAAGCACGAAAAGAACCTGATGCCCCTGCGCGGCCGATTCACCCCAGAGCAGCAGAAAGCCAAGGAGGCTGTATGAAGCGCACCCCGCTGCAACGCAAGACTCCGCTCGCGTTCGGCAGGCCACGCCGCCGGCGCTGCCCAGAGTGCCGGGTGATGTTCGTGCCATTGCGCGATTCGCAGGCTGTGTGCGGTGAGATCGACTGCGCGATCGCACACGGCAAGTCCGAGAAGGGCCGGGCGATCGCCGGCAAGGCCCTGGCCGAAGTAGGGCGCCGCGACATCAAAGTCCGCAAGGAGAAGCTGAAAAGTCGCGGCGATCACATGCGCGAAGCCCAGCAGGCGTTCAACGAGTACATCCGCACCCGGGACCAGGCCGCCGGTCACCTCTGCATATCCAGCAGCAAGCCATTGGACTGGAGCGGCAACGCAGTAGATGCAGGTCATTACCGCAGCGTCGGCTCTGCGCCACACCTGCGCTTCGACGAGCGCAACTGCCACGCACAGAGCAAGCAGGACAACCGGTTCCTGTCTGGCAATGCCGTGGACTACCGGATCGGCCTGATCGCGCGCATTGGCCAGGAGGCCGTCGACGCGCTGGAGGCCGATCAGAGCGTGCGCAAGTACACCGTGGAAGAGATCAAGGGCATCAAGACCTACTACCGGGCAAAGACAAGAGAACTGAAGAAGGGGATCGCAGCATGAAACTGATCAACGCAAGGCAGGTATGGACTGAGGCTCAGCACGAATCGAACGCGTCGATCAGCGCTGTGGCCATCGACAAAGCACAATCGGCACCGATCAAGAAAGGGCAGCGCATGCGCCGCGCCGAGGCTGTGTTCGCTGCGCTTGGGGAAGACAAGGAGGAGCGAATTCAGGTTGTGCGCCAGAAGATCAGCATCAGCGAGACGCGCGGAACGCCCGCCGGCCGCTCTACCGCCCGGGCAGCTCACCTGGCCACCATCGGCAAAGTGTTGCGCGCCATCGACACGCTGCCGTTCCAGGTGCAGCAGTTTGGTCACTACCTGTACCACCCGGCGATGAACATGCGACACCTGCTGAACGCGGTGCTTCTGATCACCGCCAAAGCGGCGCTGCCTGACCTGACTTCGGCCAAGCGAGTGAAGGCGCAGTACCTGGTAACCCTGGCCCTGCAGTCGTACAAGGGGGAGGTGCACGGTGCTGTGGAGTGGGGGCCGGCGCGGGTAGCTGCCGAGATGATGGCCTTCTTCGGCGCGTCAGTTGATCAGAACAACTGGAACCGGGACTGGCGTGACCTGTGGATTTCCCTGAGAAAAGAAATTGAGGAAGTGGATATTCAGGCTCAGCAGCCTATTTGGCAGGTGATTCATTCGGAAAAGGACCAAGATGCGGCATAATTGTATTGACATGAATGAATAATGTGGGTACTTTTCCCATAGTGCACAAGTAACGCGAAACGCACACGAGACCCTGAACCCGGCCAAGCGCCGGGTTTTGTTTTGCAGTTCCGGTTATGGCAATGTGATACCTCACTTATGAAGGAGGGATTCTCATGTCTAGATTTGAGCAGTTGAGAGGCTGGCAGAGCGAGCAGGAAAAAGCCGTTTCCCAGTACTGGGATGATTTACGTGATGCCGTTTCCCGTATTTGGGTGGGATTCGCTGAATATTTGGAGCTGCCTCAGTCTGAGTACGAAGCACTGAATGGCGAGCGACACCATTACGTCAAGCTTGCTCGTGTCGAAAATGGAAAGTACATCGAGTCCAATACGCACGAGTTAGTCGGGAAAAATTCAGCGTTGGAATTTTGCCTAGGTCTTACGGTTGACGCCTCGGTAGGAACATTTCCGAAAACCACCGTGTATACCCAGCTTAAAATTAAAAAAGAACCCGGTGGGTACCTTGTGACTTCAGATCAGCACTCTTTCTCTGTCAAAGCGTCCGGGACTTCGAATACTGCTGATTTTGATCCTGTGTACGAAGAGGTTTTCCAGCTGCTGAGAAAACACTTCACCTTGAGACCATAATCAAAGCTTGAGTTCGTATTGCGTGGAGATCCGCGCGGCACTTCGATATATGATTTTCCTTCTAAGGCCTTGGCACCCGCCAAGGCTTTTTCGTTTTCGGCTCCACCACACCCGTTGCTCCGAGCTGGGAGTGCTGCTGGGGCTTAACTATTGCTGGCCAAGGCCATTTTCTTCATGGAGTGACGATGGATCCTACTGACCTCGGCCCAGGCACAGCTACCTGGCTGGGCGGTAGCGCCACCGTTGTACTGGGCGGCCTGCTTTGGCTGCGCCGCTTCCTTTCTAAGGATGCGACCGACCGCGCAATGGACAGCGCCGACATCGGCACGCTGAAGCGGCTGAACGAACTGCTGAACCAGGAGCGCGCCGCTCGCAAAGAGGCCGAGGCTCGCGCCGATCAGTTCGCGAAAGAGCGGAATGACCTGGCCGCCGCCGTCGGCCGCATGGAAGGCAAGATCGAAGCGCTGACCAGCCAGGTCGCTCAACTCACTGACCGCGTGACGCAACAGAGCGACGAGATCACTCGCCTGCGCACCAAGCTGGGAGGAATCGCCTGATGGACAGATGCGCATTGGAATTTATCGCCCGCCGCTGGTGGCGCCGGGCTGAGGTCTGGGCCATTGCTGTCGTGCTGGTGGGTGGTGGTGCTGTCTTGGGCTACCAGGCTGCCTACTGGTCTCTCGCTGAGAGCCAGAGCAATCAAGTGACCGATATCCGCAAGGCCTACGACACTGCCATGGGTGAGCGTGACAAGCGCCTGGAAGAGCTCACTCGCCAGACTGGTACCGCCGCAGAGAAGGCCACCAAGGCAGCAACGTCTGCGGCTCAGGCAGTCGACAAGGTGGACGAAGCTCTAAACCGGACAGCCCAGTAATCCGCGCCACGTTTTCTCAACTCGCAAAATTGTGGCGCGGAATGCGCCGAGGGCATCGCCATGGCTTCGAATACCAATTCCTCCAAGACTGTCACCCTGTTGGGCGGGATCGCGCTTGTGATCATCGTCCTGGCAGTGGCGGCCTTCAGCTTGGTGAGCAGAAGCTGATTGATGTGCTGCTAGATGACAGTAATGGGTAGATCGTGGTGGGCCGCTTCGAACTGATGGCATACTGCCCGTCCAATTAGGATGGGAGAGAGTCATGAGTTTTCAGCATGTGGATTTGAGTAGTCAGCGACTGATTGATAGTGCAAAGGGTGATTGCGAAAATATTCGCAACTACTGCGCCCATTTGTTGGATGGCTTGGAGAAGTATTTCTCTACGAATCCAGCCAAGGTTAATCTCGGAGTGGGCTTCACGTTCAAAGATGATTTGCTCTGCGCGCTGGAGACCCCGTATGGAAATGCACGGGGTAGGCTGACCATTCAGCTAGTGAATGGAGTAATGGAAGGCAGATATGTATTTGAAAAGAGCGTAGTGTCGTCAGAGGGTAAGGATATTTGGTCGCCTATTTGGGCTATCAGGATAGGTCGATACGCGAACGTATGGCTTGGCGATGAGGGTGAGGTGGAGATTGAAGTAATGAATCTCGGCCCGCACAACAATTCAATCAGTGCGACGGCGAAGTCGCTTTTGTACCGCATCGCGATCACACCAATATTCAAGTAGTAGTTGCTCGATAGCTCAGCCCCGCCAAGTGCGGGGTTTCTTGTTTCTGGAGGACAGATGGACAGGCCATACCCTCCGTTGTCACTGCTTGCGCTGTCGGATCTATCCGACTTCGGTATCCGCCTAACCCCAGCGCCCGAAGTGTGGGAATGGCTCCAAGCCGAAATCCTTGCCGACACGGGCACCATTCACAACGAAGACCATGCCCACCTGCTTGATGCAGACATCCGAGTCATGTGGGCATCGTCGAGCTTCAATAAGCAGGGCCGTACAGTTCTGGGTCAGGCCGAACAGGTAGCGTTCCGAGCTGGTGGTTGGCAGAAAGCCCGGATGGAGCAACAGATGCGTGATTGGTTCGGCGATGTGCCGGCCTTCATCATCACGCTGGCTGCTGACTACTGCTCCCAGTGCAGCGACACCGACTTCTGCGCCTTGGTTGAGCATGAGCTGTACCACCTGGCTCAAGCGACCGACAAATACGGTCAACCAGCATTCACCCAAGACGGCGCGCCGAAGATCAAGCTGCAGGGCCACGACGTCGAAGAGTTTGTCGGTGTGGTCCGACGCTACGGTGCAAGCCCTGACGTTCAAGCGTTGGTGGATGCTGCAAACAGTCCTGCTGAGGTGGGGAAATTGAACATTGCGAGGGCCTGCGGAACCTGTCTGCTCAAGTCGGCCTGATTTTGGACAGGTTTGGACGGATGAACGCCTATGGCAGCTCTAAGCAGTGAGGTGAAGACCTTTGTAGTACAGGCTCTCGCTTGCTTCGATACGCCTTCTCGGGTGGTTGAGGCGGTCCATAAGGAATTCAGCTTGAGCATCACCCGTCAGCAGGTCGAATCCCACGACCCGACGAAGGTTTCAGGTAAGAAGCTCGCAGACAGATGGAAGACCCTTTTCGAGCAGACCAGAAAGCGTTTCCGCGAAGAGACTGAAGACATACCCATTGCCAACCGCGCCTTTCGCCTCCGCGCCATGAACCGCTTTGTGGAGAAGGCCGAGTCGATGAAGAACATCGGCTTGGCCATGCAGATCCTCGAGCAGGCCGCGAAAGAAACTGGCGACATCTACGTCAACCGGGCGCGGAAGGAAGAAGCCGGCGACGAGCCAGTGATCCCGACCCGCATTCAGATCGACGTGGTGGATGCGAGGAAGCCGAATGCCGAGCCTTAACGTTCCACAGGCTCAGTTCCTCACGCTGCCCCACAAGTTTCGTGCTTTCGTTGCCGGGTTCGGCTCGGGCAAGACCTGGGTAGGATGCTCAGCGCTGAGCAAACACTTTATGGAGTGGCCTGGCGTCAACGCTGGCTACTTCGCACCGACTTACCCGCAGATCCGGGACATCTTCTATCCGACCATGGATGAGGTGGCCTACGACTGGGGGCTGAAGACCAAGATCAACCAGGCGAACCACGAAGTTCACATCTACAGCGGGCGGCAGTACCGCGGCACTGTGATTTGCCGGTCGATGGAGAAGCCGCAGACGATTGTCGGTTTCAAGATTGGCCACGCCCTGGTGGATGAGCTGGACGTGCTGACTGCCGTCAAGGCACAGCAGGCCTGGCGCAAGATCATCGCTCGGATGCGCTACAACTTGCCCGGGCTGAAGAACGGGGTGGATGTCACCACGACGCCGGAAGGCTTCAAGTTCGTCTTCCTGCAGTTCGTGAAGCAGCTGCGCGACAAGCCGTCGCTCAAGGAGATGTACGGCCTGGTGCAGGCCAGCACGTTCGACAACGAGCTCAATCTGCCGGATGACTACATCGCCTCCCTGATGGAGTCGTATCCGCCGCAACTGATCATGGCGTACCTCAAGGGCCAGTTCGTCAACCTGACTTCCGGCACGATCTACACGGCCTATGACCGCAAGCTCAACGGATGCTTCGATACCGTGCAGCCCGGTGAGCCACTGTTCATCGGTATGGACTTTAACGTTGGCAAGATGGCCGCGATCACACACGTCAAACGTGACCTGGGGCTGCCCAGGGCCGTAGATGAACTGATCGACGGCTATGACACGCCCGACATGATCCGCCGCATCAAAGAGCGCTACTGGCAGCACGACGGCAACGACTTCAAGAAGACCTGTGAAATCAGGATCTACCCAGATGCTTCGGGCGATTCCCGCAAGTCCGTGAACGCCAGCATCACCGACCTTGCCATGCTCAAGCAGGCCGGGTTTGCGGTCATCGCTCCAGCGGCAAACCCGCCGGTGAAGGACCGAATCAACGCAATGAACGCCGTCTTCTGCAATGCGCAGGGCGAGCGCCGCTACCTGATCAACGCATTCACCTGCCCAACCTACGCCGACGGCCTGGAGCAGCAGGTGTGGGGCGCGAACGGGGAGCCAGACAAGACCGCCGGCATCGATCACGCGAACGACGCCGGCGGCTACTTCATTCACCGCGAGTACCCGATCGTTAAGCGGACTGCTTTCACCAACTCCCTGAGAATGTGACCTCATGAGCAATGACCCAAGCAAAACGCTACCGGCAGTAGACGCCATGCGCGAAGACTGGGCTCTTGTTGACGCGCTGATGGGTGGCACGAAGGCGATGCAACTGGCGGGTAAGATCTACCTGCCAAAGTGGCCAAAGGAGGACGACGACGCCTACAAGGAGCGTTTGGGGCTGTCCACGCTGCTCCCTGCGTTCAGCGAGACGGTGCAGAACATGAAGGGTAGGGTGTTCGCAGAACATATCGCGCTCGGCGATGATGTACCTGAGTCGATCAAGGCCTACGTGCAGAACTTCGACCGCCAGGGCAACAACCTGCAGGTCTGGGCTCAGCAACTGTTCACCGTCGGGCTTTCGCATGGCCTTTGTCATGTGTTGGCCGATTACCCGAAAACGAAAGATGAGCAAGGCAACTCTATTGTGCGCACTGCTGCGGACGAGAAGGCCGCCGGCGTTCGACCGTACGCGGTGATGATTCACCCTCAGCAGGTGATTGGCTGGCTCACCGAAGAGAAGGGCGGCGAATGCTCGCTGTCCCAGTTCTGGTATGCGGAGGCAGTCGAAGAACGCGAAGGCGATTTCGGTGTGACCATCATCCCGCAGATCAGGGTGTTGATTCCTGGCGGCTGGAGGGTGTACCGCAAGACCGATGACGCCAACGGGAAGAAGGAATGGACCAAGACCGATGAAGGAACGAACACGCTCTCAGTAATCCCGCTCGCTACGTTTTACACCAAACGCACGGGATTCATGACTGCAACACCACCGCTGCTGGAATTGGCGCACCTCAACAAGAAGCACTGGCAGTCCCAAAGCGATCAGGACAACATTCTGCACGTTGCACGGGTACCAATGCTGATGATCTCCGGTATCGACGACGACGCTTTTGAACTCAAGGTCGGTACCAGTTCAGCGACCAAGCTTCCCGCCGGTGGCGACATGAAGTGGGTCGAGCATACGGGGGCCGCTATCGAGGCAGGCCGCAAGTCTCTGGAAGACCTTGAAGATCAAATGCGCATCGCCGGTGCCAAGCTGCTTCAGAAGGACAAACAGTCCACGAAGACTGCAACCCAGGCTGAGGAAGAGGCAGCTCAGGAAATGAGCCCATTGCAAACCATGGCTGGGCAGCTTGAGGACACGCTTGACCAGGTGCTTCAGTACTTCGCGCTCTGGAAGGGTGAGAAGGAGGGCGGCCACGTGAAGGTGAACGGCAACTTCGACGTAGACTTCGCACCGGAAACCACTCTTCCACTGCTGCTCAACATGGCAACCCAAGGGCGGCTCTCTGACGAAACCCTGTTTAATGAGTACAAGCGCCGCGGCGTGGTCTCTGATGACATTGAGTGGGAAGTCGAGAAGCAGAAGATCGCCGACCAGGGGCCAGCGCTCGGAGCTCTCTAAATGGCAACGGTCAACGAGATCCTTCAGGACGAGCATATCGCCCATGCGGTATCGCTGGAGAAGTACAAGATTGGCGTGGTGCGGCGCATCATCGCTCTCTTGAATCGGTCGGATGCCAGCCTGTCGGCAGCGCTGACCGAGGCGCTTGAGCGGATGCCCGCCGAATCCTTCACTGTAGAGCGCCTTGAACTGTTACTGGACGAGGTGAGGGCAGTCAACGCTCAGGCCTATGACCAAGTGTTCAAAGCGCTTGAGGCTGACCTGAAGGAGCTTGCGGGCTACGAGACCAACTGGCAGCAGACATTGTTTCAGCAGGCGCTACCTGAACCCGTCCTCGTGCGCTTCCCGCTGGTGAGCATCAGCTCTGAGCAGGCCTATGCCGCCGCGATGTCTCGGCCGTTCCAGGGGCGCCTGTTGCGCGACTGGGGCAAGCAGGTTGGCGCTGAGCGTATGGTCAAGGTTCGCAATGCGATTCGATCTGGATACCTGGAGGGTAGAACCACCGACCAGATCATCCGCAGCATTCGCGGAACCAGGGCGGCTGGCTACGCCGATGGTTTCCTTGAGCGGCCCAGGAAGGACCTGGCTGCGGTCGTGCAGACGGCCGTGAGCCACACAGCGGCTACGGCACGCGAACAGTTCAACGTGGCAAACAGCGAAATCCTGAAGGCCGAAGACTGGCTCAGCACCCTGGATACGAAGACTTCCACCGACTGCATCATCCGGGACAAGCTTTCGTATGAGGTTGGTACGCATAAGCCGATAGGGCACAAGGTGCCGTGGCTGCAAGGCCCAGGGCGGATTCACTTCTGCTGTCGCAGCACCTCAACGCCGCGAACCAAGTCATGGCGAGAGCTGGGCATTCCCATTGATGAGATGACACCAGGTCAGCGGGCAAGCATGGACGGCCAAGTGCCGGGAGATACGACTTACGGAACATGGCTCGACCGACAGTCAGATGCGCGCAAGGCGAAGGTGCTCGGGCCGATGCGGTACCAGCTTTACAAGGACGGCAAGGGCCTTGAGGATTTTTACTCGCCAACTGGTGAGTGGCTGACCCTGGAGCAGATCAAGCAGCATGACGCGCAAGCATTCGCTAATATGGCTGCATGACCAAGGAGGATGAGCCGTGTTAGTGACGTTGATTGGTGGCACAAATGACAGGCGGACGGTAAACATTTCGGATGGTGATATGTTCATCAGCGTTCCAAAGCTCCATGCGGGGTTCCAATCGGTAGTCGGGGATCTCGGCAATGAGTGCTATGTTTGCCAGGAAGTAATTGGCGCCAACGGCGTAAGTAGGTCGCTTTTCGTCATCGAGGGCGGTGACGTCATCGACATCCTTCTGAGGTCCTACAGTGGCTGATACGCCGCGCCTTCATCTCATTCAAGGCACACCAGCCCCTGATACTCCGGCGGAGCAGGTGCGCAAGCGTGTTCGTGCGATGCCCAAGCCAGCAAAGATGGTTCAATGCCATCGCTGTGGCGGACGCGAGGTGATCGAAACGAAGATCGGCGTGCTGATGAAGAATGGCAGGCCGGCTGGCGGGACAAAGCAACTGCTCTGCGTCGGCTGCCTGCTTCAAGGGGAGCGGGTGATGCTGTGACCTTTCGCGACGATGGTCGATTCGTCGCATGGAGGACGCGTTCAGATTGGGAACAATGATATACAGAGACTCCTAAAACTGTTCCAGAGGATGTCCAAATGGATCTTGCATCACTCCTTGACAAGACGGCTGTTGGGTCAACGTTTACGCTGTCTCCGCAAAAGCAGGCTGTATCGCTCCCGGACTTTCAATCCGTGGTTCGCGAGGTTTACCGCCTTCAGAAAGAGGGCTTTGTGTCGGTTTTTAAAGAGCACATCGAGAGCTCCTCCGGACACGGATATGTTGATCTGCTCATAGTCGAGAAGCTACGAAGTCTTTAATCGACCAACCTAAAATACGAGCACCAAACAGCCCTGGCACCCGCCGGGGCTTTTTTATGGGCGCAATTCCGGATGGATAGCGCCGCGCCGGGCCGGATGGCCCACCAGATGGGCGGATGCCCGGAGACGAACTGATGAAACTCAAAACAATTGATGTTGGTGGTGTGACCTATGCCGAAGTGAAAGACGGCAATCCGGTCTATGTGCATGCTGATGGAAAGGATGTGCCGTTCGATGCTCCTTCCGCAGTTTCCAAGATCACTTCGCTGAACGCCGAAGCCAAAGGGCACCGCGAAGCCAAAGAAGCCGCCGAGGCTCGCGCCAAGGCATTCGAAGGCATCGAGGACCCTGAAAAGGCCCGCGCCGCACTGGCAACTGTCGCGAACCTCGACGCCGGGCAACTGGTCCAGGCGGGCAAGGTGGATGAGATCAAGCAAGCTGCGATCGCGGCCACCGAGGAGAAGTTCAAGGCCCAGGTGTCCACGCTCACCGAGCAGATCAAGACCGTCACCACGGAGCGCGACACTACCACCGGCATTCTCTATCAAGAGAAGATCGGCGGCGCCTTCGGCCGTTCCAAGTTCGTCACCGACAAAATCGCCGTTCCGCCAGACATGCTGCAAAACACCTTCGGCAAGGCCTTCAAGGTCGAGGAAGGCAAGGTCGTGGCTTACGGCGACGATGGCAATAAGATCTACAGCCGCGCGCGCCCTGGCGAGCTGGCTGACTTCGACGAGGCGCTGGAAGCCCTGGTCGAGCGCTACCCGTACCGCGACAACATTCTCAAGGGCTCCGGCGCAAATGGTGGCGGCGCTCCGAATAATGGCGGCAAGGGCGGTGACAAGAAAACCCTTCCGCGAGCCGCATTTGATGCGCTTGATCCTGCCGCCAAGGCTGATCACGCACGCAATGGCGGCTTGGTAACTGACTGACCAAAGCCGCCGGGGTTTGCCCGGCAAGTAATCAATGCCCGCCACTGAGCGGGCTTTTTTGTGGAGAAAGCCAAAATGGCGAACACCCTTAACGGCCTGGTGCCGGACCTGTACGAAGCGCTGGATGTTATCTCGCGAGAGCTGACCGGCTTCATTCCTGCGGTATCCCGCGACTCGTCCATTGCACGGGCCGCTATCGGTCAGGACGTACTCGTCCCGATCACCAGCGCAGAAGCTGCTGCTGACAACATCCCCGGCGTAACCGCTCCAGACACTGGTGATACCGCAGTCGACAACGTCGCCGTAGCCATCACCAAAAGCAAGCACGTTCCGGTTCGTTGGAACGGCGAGCAGACCCGGGGCCTGCAGAATGCTGGCACCTTCTCGACCATCCAGGCCGATCGTTTCTACCAAGCCATGCGGACACTGGTGAACGAGATCGAGAAGGACTTGTGGTTTGAGGCTTATCGGAACGCTTCCCGCGCCTTCGGCACCGCCGGCACCACCCCATTCGGTACCGCGGCGGACCTGTCCGACTTCGCAGGCGTCCTGGGTGTGCTGGAACAGAATGGCGCACCAACGAATGACCTGCAGCTGGTTTTGGGTCACTCGGCCATCGGCAACATGCGTGGCAAGCAGTCTGGCCTGTTCAAGGTCAACGAGGCGGGCTCCAGCGACATGCTGCGCAACGGTATGACCGACCGCATCATGAACATGGCGATTCGTCACTCCCACCAGGTGGGCCGACACGTCAAAGGCACCGGTGCTGCGTACGTCACCAACGGCTCCACCGCGATCGGCGCGACCAACATCGCTCTGGCGACCGGCACCGGTACTGTTCTGGCTGGCGACATCGCGACCTTCGCGGCTGACGGTGACAACAAATACGTCGTTGGCTCTGGTGTTGCGGCCCCGGGCACCATCACCCTCAACAAACCCGGCTCGCAGATTGTCATCCCGACTGGCAACGCCCTGACCCTGGGTAACTCGTACACTGCGAACGTGGCGTTTGCCCGCTCGGCGATCGTACTGGCTACCCGTGCCCCGGCAATGCCTGAGGGCGGTGACTCGGCGGACGACGTGATCACCATCACCGACCCGCTGACCGGTCTGTCGTTCGAGATCGCGGTCTACCGCCAGTTCCTGCAAACGGCCTATCACGTGCGTCTGGCCTGGGGCTGCCGCGCGATCAAGGATGAGCACATCAGCCTGCTGCTCGGCTAACTCAACCACAACGACAACCAGGGGCTTCGGCCCCTGCGTTGTTTCTGGAGAATGACAATGGCTGGACTGACGAAAGAACAGAAGGCGGCAAAGGCGCTGCTGGCCAAGGCTATCGAACTCAGTGGTTTGAGCGCGGAAGCCTTTGAGGCCCTGGGTGAGCAAGAGCGTGCCGACTGGAGCAAAAGCGCACAGGATGCGATTGATTTGGCTGCGGCAGATGCTCAGCGTCTTGCGGATGAGGCAGCGGCGGCTAAATCGCAAAGCAAGCCTATCGTGGAGGACGATGAACCGGACTACACCGGCCTGGTGAAGGTTGAGCACGGCGGCGAAGAACTGCACGTTCATCCCTCCTGCCTGGACGACCACAAGCGACTCGGCTGGAAAGAGGTCTGATATGGCTCTGGTGATCGAGAACGGCAAGGTGGTGCCAGGCGCCGATAGCTTCGCAACGGCCGCCGAACTGGTCACCTATGCCACGAACTTCGGCAAAACAATCCCCGCTGATGAGGTGGCGCAGGAATCCCTGCTACGCCGCGCCGCTCTGCAAATGGAGGCGATGCCATGGAAAGGCAAGGCGGTGAACCGTGATCAGGCGCTGGCCTGGCCTCGGGCCGAGGTCAAGCGTCAAGGTTGGGTGTTGCGGTTCGACGAGATCCCGCCACAGGTCAAGGCTGGTCAAATGGCACTGGCTGCCGAGATTCATGCTGACGACCTGATCGCACCTGAAACCAAAACGGGCGCAGTTGTTTCCGAGACGGTTGGGCCGATCAGCACCACGTTTGCTGTCGCCAGCAAGGCGGTGAGCAAACCTGCGGCAACCCGGCAGTCGTATGCGCAGTTCGCCGGGCTGCTGGAATCCTCAAGTCAGGTCAACCTGGTACGCAGCTGATGGCAGATATCTATGATCGGGCAAAAGCAAGTGCAGCAAGGATGCTCGCCCCGCGATCCAGGGGTGGCAAGGGCCTGGAGCTCTCACTGATTCGGGTAACGACCGGCGAGTACGACCCTGAGGCCGGCGGCAGTCCTGTCACCACTGAGCAGTTCGACGGATCAGGGCTTCGCCAGAACTATCGCCAGCAAGACATCGACGGCTCACTGATCAAGCAGGGAGACGTCAAGATCCTGATCTCACCGGTGTTGCTGGATGGCGTGGACACTCCGCAGCCGGTGACACTGGACAAGATCGCCTTCGACGGGGACACCTACACGGTGCAGCACGTTGACCCTTGGGATTACGCCGGCATTGCCGTCGGCTTCAGTGTGCAGGCCAGAAAATGAGCTTCAGCCTGGACATCAGGGAGTTTGCCGAAAAGACCAAAGGGAACATTGAGGAAATCGTTAAAAAGGTCTCCATTGACCTGCTTAGCTCAGTCGTCGATCGCTCTCCAGTAGGCAACCCAGAGTTATGGGCGGCAAACATAGAGCACCGCGCAGCGAATACCCGTGCGGCGGACGACTATGACTTCAAGGTGGCGGCGCGCAATACGGTCATCAACCTGACCGACAGCAACTTCACCAAGTCCGGCAAGCTTAAGCGCGACGTGAAGTATGCCAAGCCCCTGACAAAGACCGAGCGCGACCAGAACTTCAATGTGAACGGCCTGGTCGCCGGCAAGGGCTATGTCGGCGGGCGCTTCCGGGGGAATTGGCAGGTTTCGTTTGAGGTTGGCGCCACCGGCATGCTGGACCTTATCGATCCAACGGGTTCCGCCGCCAAAGCCATTGGAAAAGGTGTTCTTGAGCATTACCAAATCGGCGTCGGCAAAATCTGGATCATGAACAACCTCCCATACGGCCCACGGCTTGAGTATGAAGGCTGGTCCAACCAGGCCCCGGCCGGAATGGTTCAGATCACTGTGACTGAGTTTCAGATGTACATCAACAAAGCCGTCTCGGAGCTATCAACATGAGCGACCGGATTATCCGAAGTCTATTCGAGGCGCGCTTGAAGGCCTGGGCCGACGCGCGTGTACCCAAGCTGGTGATCGCATATGAGGGCTCGACATTCTCGCCGCCGGCCGGTGGGGCAACCTATCTGAGGGCGTACCTGATGCCCGGGAATACCGACAGCGAGGACTTGGCCGGCAAACACGTCTCCTATCGGGGCGTATTTCAGGTCAGCGTGGTCACTGCGTCAGGTTCGGGAACTGGCACCGCCGGAGCGATTGCCGAAGAGATCGCACAGCTATACCCGAACAACCTGCCGCTGACGAAGGCGGACTTCACTGTTTATGTCCGCTCGCCGATGGCCACCGCTGCGGCGATCCAGGGTGAGACCACAAGTACTTCGCCCCTGTCGTTTCAGTATCGAGCCGACACTTTCTAATCCGCCCGTTGGGCAAACCCGAAACCCGCCCCTGCGCGGGTTTGTCATTTCTGCAAAGAGGAAACACCAATGCAAATGCCCAACGGCGCCACTCTTGAGATCGCGTCCATCTACGGAGCGGCGATCCCATTCACAGCTCTGACCAACGCCAATCCAGCCGTCGCGACCGCTGCGGCGCACGGCCTGGCCGAGGGCGACGTCATCGCTGTAAATTCTGGGTGGACCCGCCTCGATGGTCGCGGTGTTCGAGTTGGCGAGATCGCCAGCGGCACGTTCGCGCTGGAGAGCGTCAATACCACCAGCACTCAGCAGTATCCCGCGGGCTCGGGGATTGGTTCCGTTCGCGAGGTGACAGCCTTCACCGAGATCTCGCAGATCACTGAGATGAATTCCAGTGGTGGCGATCAGCAGTTCCTGACCTTCGGCTTTTTGGCTGACGATGATGATCGCCAGATGCCGACCACCAAGAACCCAATCACGCTGACCTTTACCGTCGCCGACGATCCGTCCAAGCCATATGTGGCCGTCTGTGAGGCGGCGGACGATGATAAGCAGGCTCGTTTGCTTCGCCTGAACCTGCCGGGCGGTAGCAGCATCATCTACAACGGCTATGTGTCGATCACGTCGACCCCGACGATGTCCCGCAACAACCTGATGACCCGTGTTATTAGCCTGGCGCTGACCGGCCGCCCAACCCGTTACGCGGCCGCGGTGTAACCCATGGCTAAGTTCAAGTTGATTCAGAAGCCGACCTTCAAGGCGCCGGTGATGATCCAGCGGGCTGGGTACAACGCCGAAAAGGTTGAGTTTGAATTCAAGTACCTGGACCGAACCGCGCTGGCCGAGCTGTACACCGGCTGGAACGAGCGGCACGACGAGCTGAGTAAGCTGGTCGGCGACATGGACCTCAAAGCTTTCACCGCCGCCCAGATCGCCCTTCAAGCAGACCAGTTGCTGGATGTGGTAGTGGGCTGGGATATCGAAGAGGAATTCACGCCTGAAAACGTGCGCATCCTCGTCAATTCGATCAACTCGGCGCCGAAGGCAGTGCTGAACGCGTACGCCGAGGCCTTTAGCGAAGCCCGCCTGGGAAACTCCTAAGCGCCTCACGCGCGCTGTATGAGCCGGGCCCGTCAGATGCTGAGCTGATGGCCTTCGGTTTGTCTCGCCAGGACATCCCCGACAAGGAAGTCGGAATCTGGCCGGACAACTGGGAGGCCTTCAAAGTCTTCGAGGCCATGAGCACCCAGTGGCGTACAGGCGCGTGCGGCGCCACCGGCATGGACTACAGCGTTCTCTCCGGTGTGATTCGGATGTGTGGTGTACCGATCAGCCAGCGAAAAACAATTTTCAGCGACTTCCGGCGGATGGAGGCTGAAGCCCTGCAGGTGATGGCGGAACAGAGAGAAAACAAATGAGCACCAATTTCGCTTCCCTGGGTATTGCGGTCGAGTCGTCGCAGGCCGCAAAGGCTGCAGATGATCTGGATAAGCTGGTCGATTCCGCTGAAGGTGCTCAGAAGGCCATTGATGACCTGGGCAAAACAGGCGAAGGCCTGGCCAACACCGGTAAAAAGGTTTCCCAGGCAGAAGCGGACGTTGCGCAAAGCATCGATAAATCGACGACAGCGAGGGACCGGCAAGCCGGGGCAAGTCGCAAAGCAACTGACAGCGCAGTAGCGGAAATCTCCGTCATCAGTCAGCTCGACAAGGCGATGACGGGCAATATCTCGAGCATGGAGTCGCTGGTTCAGGCCGAGGGTTTGCTGGAGCGCGCCCGCAAAGGCGGCTTGGTCACCATCGAGGAGCAGGCGAAGTATCAGGATCAACTGGGAAAGGCCTACGACAAGATTGAAAAGGCGGAAGCCAAGGAGCTGGCCCAGAAGCAAAAGCTGATCGAGGCTGAGAATCGCCAGATTGAGGCACTGAAGCGCACCGTCAACGGTATTGATCCAGTGACCGCCAAGCTGGCGAAGCTGGAGGCTCAGGAGAAGGCGCTCAATGATCTGCACAAGTCTGGTCAGATCGACGCCGACCGTTACAACGAAGCCTTGGCCAAAATCGGTAAGGATCGGGCTGGGCTGACTGAGGCGGCCGGCGCATTCGACAAGCTGAAGCTCGGCACCCGCCAAGCTCAAGAAAACGTCATGCAGCTCGTCAATGCCATTCAGGCGGGTGACCTGGGCAGTGGCGCGCGCGCGATCGCTCAGCTGGGCACTGGTGCCGGTGAATCGGCGAAAAGCCTGGCAGGCATGCTTATCCCGGCCGGCCTGCTGGTTGCCGTAATCGGTTCGCTGGGCTACGCCTACTTCGATGCGATGAAGCAGGCCCGCGAGTTCAACGCTGCAATCAATGGCGGTACGAACGGTGCCGGACAGACCATCGCCAGCCTGAAGGACATGGCCGACGGCGCCGGGCGCGTCACCGGCAACCTGTCCGGGGCGCGCGAGGCAGTCGTTTCGCTTGCATCCGGAGCAGCTACCAGCGGTACGCAGATGCGTAATCTGGCTGAAGCTGCAGCGGCCGTGAGTGAAGTAACCGGCCAGGGCGCTGGCGAACTCGCCAAGTCCTTTGCCACCGCCGGCGAAACGGCCACCGAAGCCGCAGGCAAGATCAGCAGCCAGTACGGGCTGCTGACCCTTGAGCAGTACCAGGTGATCAAAGGCCTGGACGACCAAGGCGACAGTCAGCGCGCCTTGGATGTGCTCAGCGAGGACTTGAACCAGGCTGCGCTGCAACGACTGAAGTCGTATCGCGAGTCCCTTTCCGATGTGGAGCGCGACTGGGATAACATCAAAACCGCTATCAAGGGCGCATACGCCGAAGTCCGATCGGAGATATTCCCGGACTTGGCCAAGCAGATTGAGATCACTCAGCGCGTGCTGGATACGCGCAAGGGCGGCGGGTTGGCTGGCGCCATCTCCAATGGCCTCAGCTCGCTCAACACCGCGCTTGGCCTGGGCACCGGGGAGCATGACGACTCGACCGAGGCTCTGGAAAAGAAACTTGCAGGCCTGAAAGCCAGGCAGGCGGCCAGCTCCAATCTGGCAATCGCCACTGGTGAAAACACTGACGCGAACCAGAAGGCTATTGAGGCTCAGCGGGCGCTGGATGCGCAGCTCGATAACGTGAACCCTTTGGCCAAACGCCAGGCTGGCTTGAAAAAGCTCAATGACCAGTTCAGTGCGCTATACGAAAACGCTGAGAAGACTGGTCAGAAGTCGCCGCTACTTGATGGTGTCAGCTTTGATGGTAACAAGTTCTCAGGCGGCGCCTATGACACGCTGCTGAAGGGACTCCAGGACAAGAATAAGGACCCGAAGGCAGCTGGCACCCAGGTCGATCTCTCCAGCTTCAACAACGCCAAGAACGACCTGGCGGCGATCACCGACACCTACAAAAACTACCAGAAGGAACTGGAAGCGGCGCAAAAGGCTGGCCTGCTGTCCGAGGAAGACTATCTGCTGCGGCGCCAGGCGCTGATTGGCAATCAGCTCGACCAGACGACGGCGGCCTATGAGGCCGAGATTGCCGCGCTAGAAGCCGCCAAGAGCAAGAAGACCACGTCGGCCGCGCAAAGCATCCAGCTTGACCAGAAAATCGCTGACGCGCGCGCAGGCATGGTCAAGGCGCAGAAGGATGCGGATAGCCAGCTCGAGGTTCTGGCGACCAACGAGACCGGGCGCCTTGCCAAGCAGGAGCGGGCGATCAGCACTTACGTGCAGGCGCTTGGGCAGCAGCAGCGTGCGCTGGAGCTGGCAGGCCAGCGCGCAGTGCTCGGCGTAGGGCAGGGCGATCGCCAGAACGCGCTCAGCGGCGAGCTGAACAGCCAGCAAGACCGGTTTGCTCAGCAGTCGCTGGAGTTGGCCAACCAGAAGTCTGACCCATCGCGGAACATGTCGGAAGAGGAGTTCAAGCGTAAGTCCCAAGCGCTTGCAGACGCTAACAAAGCGGCAACCGACCAGATCCGGCAGAACTACGCGGATGTGGAGAGCGCCCAGGGCGATTGGACGAAGGGCGCTACGTCGGCCTGGGCCAACTATCTGGATTCGGCGAAGAACATCGCTGGCCAGACCAAGAGCCTTTTCGGCAACGCATTCAGCAGCATGGAGGACGCGGCCGTCAACTTTGCAGTGACCGGCAAGGCATCGTTTTCGGACTTCGCCAAGTCGATCCTTGCGGACATGGCGCGCATTGCCACTCGACAAGCGAGCTCACAGCTACTCAGCAGCTTGTTTGGCGTAGGGCTGAGCTACTTCGGCGGCGGTGGTTCTGGCGGGGCAAGTCAGGCCGGGTACACCGGTACCGACCTTTCAAACTTCACCCCGGGCAGCATTCAAGCCAAGGGCGGCGCCTGGTCGGGCGGTGTGCAGATGTTTGCCGACGGCGGCGCGTTCACCAACACCATCGCCACTGGTCCAACATTGGCGCCCATGGCTCTATTTGGCGAGGCCGGGCCAGAGGCAATCATGCCGCTCACCCGAACTGCCAACGGTAAGCTGGGTGTCTCAGCGATTGGTGGCGGCGGTGGCGGGGTAAATCTCAGCCTCAGCATGCCGATCATCCTTACGGACCAAGAGGCCGGCCGCCCAGACGGGGCCGAGTTCGACGCCGAGCTGTTCCAGCGCAACATGGAGTCGCGCACCCGACAAATCGCAACAGAAGAGATCGCCAAGTCTTGGCGCCAAGGCGGCGTGAGCAGCCGAAACGTAAAAGGATGATTTATGGCAATCGAGCGATTCACCTGGGCCACTGAAAAGGGCGTCGAGGGTGATATCAAGCAGCGCGTACGCACCAAGCAGTTTGCCGACGGCTACGCGCAGTCGACCGAGGACGGGATCAACAACAAATCCCAGTCCTGGCCCGTCACCTTCACCGGCATGAAGTCCCGGATCAAGGACATCATGGACTTCATCGACCGGCACAAGGGTGCAAAGGGCTTCCTCTGGGAGCCGCCCCTGGGCGACCTTGGTCTCTATAAGTGCAACGGTTACAAGCCCGTGCACCGTGGCGGCCAGGTCTACGCAATCACCGCGACCTTCGAACAAACCTTTCACCCCTGAGATAACCACCCATGGCACTGATCACGGACATCCAGAAACTGGAGCCCGGCGCCGAAATTCGCCTGTTCGAAATTGACGGGACCGAATACGGCGCGGATTACCTGCGCTTCCACGGTCACGCCATCCCGCACACGCCGGCGGAACTGCTGGCCTATGAGCACTCGGAAGAAGACCTGCCGGCCAAGTCGATTTGGTGGCAGGGCGAGGAATACGCTGCCTGGCCGGTCCAGATCGAGGGTATCGCTTCAGGCAGTGACGGCACGGCTACCAGACCGACGTTCGCAGCCGGCAATATCAATGGGCGTGTCACGGCGCTGTGCCTGGCCTTCGAGGACATGTTGAAGTTCAAGCTGACTGTTCGCGAGACCCTGGCTCAGTACCTGGACGCGGCTAACTTTCCCGAAGGCAACCCAACGGCCGATCCGACTCAGGAAGGGCTTGAGATCTGGTACATCGACCAGAAAACCAGCGAGGACGGTGAAGCGGTGGTCTGGGAACTGTCGTCCCCGGGCGAGATCGATAACCACGGTCTGCCCGGGCGCCAGATGACTACGTTCTGTCACTGGGCCATGACCAGCGGTTACCGGGGGCCGGACTGCGGCTACACCGGCGCCGCCATGTTTGATGACGAGGACAACCCCACGGATGACCCGGCCAAGGATCAATGCAAGGGCTGCCTGTCGTCCTGCAAGTTGCGATTCGGCGAGAACAACGAGCTCAGTTTCGGGGGATTTCCGGCTGTGAACCTCGTGTCCAGATCGTAGTAAAATGATCGTGTGGCTAGGGCATGCAACCCGAAAAGTCGGCACCTAACCGACCTGCCACTCCTTTTCAGTTAGGTCTCACGCTTTAGGGGTGTGATTTGAAGATGAAATACCCAAAAGATTTGGTGGGCTTGCAGTTTGGCAGGCTCACGGTGATGAGCGAGGCGCCAAACGATAGACCCTATAGGGTCAGTCTTTGGAACTGCCAGTGCGTATGCGGTAATTCCCGAGTCGTCCAAAGATCTTCGCTCGTATGTGGCGTGCAAGTGTCTTGCGGCTGCTTTATGAGAATGCGAGTAAAAGAAACCCACACCACCCACGGGCTCCACAGGCATTCTGCCTACGGCACATGGAAGGCGATGATCGATCGCTGCTACAACCCCGAATCCAAAGATTTCAAAGATTATGGCGGTCGAGGCATTAAGGTCTGTGATGAGTGGCGAGACTTGGCTGGCTTTGTTGTAGGCATGGGGCCGAAGGAAAAAGGCCAGAGCATCGACCGGCTTGATGAGAATGGCGATTACGAGCCCGGGAACTGCCGATGGACCGACGCGCTCGGCCAGGGCGAGCACAAGCGGAATAATGCCATTGTCACGCGCCTTGGAAGTCAGAGGCATATCGCTAGCGTTTGGCGCGAGGCCGGCATAAAAGAATCAACGTTCTACAACCGCCTCAATGCCGGAATGACTCCGGATGAAGCTGCCTCTACGCCCGTGCGCAAACATAATGCGACGCTGCTGATCGACGGCGAAGAGAGGACGGTCGTAGAGTGGGCGAAAATAGCTGGAGTGAGCCAGGCGACCATGCGCAATAGAGTGAAGGCTGGAATCGTCGGACGGGCGCTGCTTAGGCCTCCCCAATCCGGGAAAATGTTTGCTTAACCAGGGGCGCTACGGCGCCCTTTTTAGTGGGCGCGAATAATGCGAAAACACATAGTTACCGCAATCCAGGCGCACGCGGCGGCGGAATATCCCCGCGAGTGCTGCGGCCTGCTCCTGGCCGTTGGCCGGGCGCAGAAGTACTTTCCGTGCCGGAACATCGCCACTGAGCCGAACGAAGAGTTTCGACTTGATCCTGAAGACTACGCTGCGGCGGAAGATCTGGGCGAGGTGATCGGCATTGTCCACTCGCACCCGAACGCAACCAGCAGGCCGTCACCGCATGACTTGGCCATGTGCGAGGCTACGGCCTTGCCCTGGCACATCCTGTCGTGGCCAGAGGGTGACTTGCGGACGATCACACCAACCGGTAGCACGCCGCTGCTCAAGCGCCCGTTTGTACACGGTGCCTGGGACTGCTGGCAGGTCTGCGCGGATTGGTACCAGCGCGAATGGGGGATTGAATTCGAAGCCTTCCAGCGCGTCGATGGCTGGTGGGAGAGGGCGGAGAACGCCAGCCTGTACGAGCAGCACTACGAGGCCGCCGGCTTTGTTCGCGTCGACCGACCGCAGCGCGGCGACCTGATCGTCATGCATGTGGGCCGGACGGTTCACCCGAACCACGCTGGGATTTACCTGGGCACTGATACTGCGCTACCCGACGAAGAGTCAGGCACTTTCGGCCCTGGGCCGTTCCTGCTGCATCACCTATACGGCAGGCCTTCCGAAATCATAGTTTTTGGCGGCCCGTGGCATGACAGAACGCGCCTGATTCTCAGGCATAAAAATGCAAAACAACCATGACGCGGCCGGGCCGCTGGAGTAGGGCATGCAAACCTCGCAACGCTACATGCTGACCATTTACGACCTTTTCACCATTACCGACGCTGGTATCTGCGGCGCTGAAGCCGAAGTCGCCATTCTGGATGATGGTGTCGAGATTGATCGGATGAAGTTCTCCGGCAAGTGCCAGAGCAAAGAAGGCTACAGCCGCGCCTACAGCGGAAAGCCTGGTCTCACTGCGCAGCTGTCATCTGGGCCCGAAGGAATGAACTTCGCATGGGGCAAGGCTGAAGTTGATCCCTATCAACCGGTCATTGCCTGGCGGCGCCGCTTAAGTAGCCTGCCCGACAGGGATCCGGTCGAACTGGATGTTAGGGATGGGCGCGCAGAGTATCTGCTCTGCGGCCCTTACAACCTTGCTGAAGGAGGGAAGATTGAGGTCATCAACGGCCAGCTTTTGTTCACTGGCAGTAACAGCAAGATCAGTTGATGTGGTGGAAGGCTCGAGAGAAGCTTCCGTCTCCAAAGTAGTTCAGATTATCAGCCAGTATCAGCGCATACCCCGGACCAATGCTTTCGAGCGCATCGAAGATTGTCCCAAAATCGGACTCTGACAAAAAGGTAATGACACCGCATCCCACTTCAACACCTTTGTAGGCGAATTTCTCCGCTATAGGGATGTAGTCTTCTTTCAAGGTGACGATGATGTAGGGGAAGATCGTTCGTCCTTCGTTCACATTGACCTCCAGGTCATAAACGCGCCGATATTGGCGCTACCCCAGTCCTTGGGCTTGCAGGTGAAAGGCTGGGAAATCCTTGCTTGAAGGCAGGAGGCTACTACGTAGGGTGACGAGGCGTTACTGAGGATTCGTACAGCTGGTTATGCGTCCGTTTAGAAAGCCACCGGCTAGATTGCCTTTCCTTAAAGTGACAGTAACTGAAGTTTCTACACAGAGGCCAATGCCCGGCAAGCTCTGGGTGTGCCGGGCGTGAATAGCGTTTAAGGCATCAAGACCGAGTCAACAACGTGGATCACACCGTTGGACTGCATTACGTCTGCGATGCTGATGCCAGCCTTGCCGCCTTTGGCATCTACCACCCACAGCTTGCCTTCATGCAGCTTGATATTCAGCGATTCACCTTGGACTGTTTTCAACACCACGGTGCCGCCGTTCTTTTTGGCATCTGCCATCAGTTGCGCCGATGTGTGAGTGCCAGGCACGACGTGGTAGGTCAGAATTTTAGTCAGATCGGCTTTGTGTTCAGGCTTGACCAGTGTATCGACGGTCCCTGCTGGCAGCTTGGCAAAGGCTTCGTTCGTTGGGGCGAATACAGTGAAAGGGCCTTTGCTGTTAAGCGTATCGACCAATCCGGCAGCCTTGACTGCAGCTACCAGCGTCGTGTGGTCCTTCGAATTGACCGCGTTCTCGACAATGGTTTTGCTTGGGTACATGGCTGCACCTCCGACCATCACTGTATCGGCGGCAAAGGTGAGCGTGGCAGTGACGGAGAGAATCGCGAAGCAGGCTGCAGCAGCAAATTTTTTGTAAAAAGCGTGCATGATGTATCTCCTTGGCTCTTATGCCCTCCGAGTGAGGGTATTGAATCTACGAGCCAAGGATCAAAGTGGATGCACCTTTCAAAAAATAACTTTTTCAGCTCAACGCCTGTCGGTCGCATTCACCGGCATTTCATCCACGCTGGATGGGTGGACAGGATCAGGATAATCTCTGCGCCTTTGCATGAGGGATCATGATGATGGGCAAGGTTGCATCGATCGTTTTCGCGGGGGCTTGGCTGATCGCCAGTTCAAACGCTTGGTCCTGGACAATGGACGAGGGCAAGGTAAGGTTTTCTAATGCGGAGCAGAATGTCTGCCGGTTGTTCGAGCATGACGCGGCTGTAGTTTTTCTCAACAGGCAAGAGGGTTACCAGCTTGATTTCGATGATCAGTTTCCTCCTACTTTGATACAAAAACGGGCGCGTGCGAACATGATTTCTGAGGCGCAAACCATTCCTATTGAGAGCGACCCAGGGAAGAGAAAGGAGGCTGGCGAAAAGTTTACCAAGCGTTTCCTTGGCAAATGCTTTCGTTTTTTCCACGAAACCGACCCGCCTGGGAAGTATTAGGTTTGTGCTGCCTTTTTGCATCCATCCCCTAGTGCTACAGTCCCGACAAACCAAAGAGGGAACGACATGCGAATTTTGATAGCGGCGGTGGCGGTGGCGATGTTGGCGGGATGTGTGGCTCCGACGATGAATGAGGCGCGCCAGGAAGGGCCATACAAGGTGCTGACTTCGCAGAAGTCCGATGCCGCGCTTGCCAAGTGCGTTCAGTACGAATGGCAGAACCAGCCAATCTTCGGCGGCACGCCGGGTGCCACACTTCAGCCAGGGCGCGACACCGGATATACCGTGTTCACTGAGGGCTCCCAGTACTTCGTTGATATCCAGCCCAACGGCTCGGGCGCCGAGGCGAAATACTATGTGGTGGTCCGTAACTGGATCGCCAATAAAAGGCTCACCGCGCTGCAAGGCTGCTTGTAGCGGCGCATCAAGTTTTTAAGGCTCGCTTCGGCGGGCTTTTTTATTGCCTGGAGAAAAAGCACATGGCGGCACTTGCCATCAATTATCAACCTATGACCACGATTCTGCTCTATGGCCAGCTCCGGCAGTTTGGCCGGTCCTTCCGGATGGCAGTGAGGACGCCGGCCGAGGCCGTCAAGGCTCTATGCGTGCAAATACCGGGGTTCGAGCGCTTCCTGTCCAATGCCAAATCCCGGGGGATCGAATTCGCCGTATTTCGCGGGGCGACGAACCTGGCAGAAAAGGAATTGGGGTTTGTCGGCGAGGGGGATATCCGCATTGCGCCTGTCATCACTGGCAGCAAGCGCGCAGGGGCACTCCAAACCATCATCGGGGCAGTGCTGATCGTTGTCGGCGCGGTGATTACCGGGGGCACCTTCGGCGCAGGCGCTCCGTTTGGTTCGGCCTTGATCATGATGGGGGGATCGATGGTGCTGGGCGGCGTAATTCAAATGCTCAGCCCCCAGGCCGGAGGCCTCAAGACCAGCGCCGCGCCGGAGAACACACCCGGCTACGCCTTCGGCAGCGCCAAGAACACCACGGCCTCCGGTAACCCGGTACCGCTCTGCATCGGCGAGCGCCGCTGGGGTGGGGCAATCATCAGTGCAGCCATCTACGCCGAAGACCAGATGTAGCCAACACCTGACGCACCGCAGCCGCCCATGAGGCGGTTTTTTATTGCCTGGAGAAAAGCATGGGCGCAGCACTCAAGATTGATATCCACGGCGCCAAGGGCGGCGAAGACAAACCAAAAACGCCAACCGAAGCCCCGGACAGTCTGCGCTCGGTCGCTATCGCCAAGATGCTCATCGCTATCGGTGAGGGTGAGTTCGAAGGCACGCCTACGGCGCGCGACATTTATCTCGACAACACCCCGCTGCAAGACCCACAAGGCAACATGAACTTCCCGAACGTAAAGTGGGAGTGGCGCACCGGGGCGGTGGATCAGACCTATATCCAGGGGATCCCGTCGGTAGAGAACGAAACCACCATCAGCACCGAACTGCGTAGTGGTACTCCGTGGGTTCGTGCGATCAACAACATCCAGCTTTCGGCTGTGCGGGTTCGCTTCGCCTGGCCAGCGCTCCAGTCTGTGGATGCCGGCGGCAACACCAACGGGTACCGGATCGAGTACAAGGTTGAACTGGCAACCGACGGCGGCGCTTACCAGCAGGTGCTGAGCGAAGCTGTCGACGGCAAGACCACCAGCGTGTACGAGCGCACCCGCCGCATCGATTTGCCGAAGGCTACTTCTGGCTGGCTGATGCGCATCACGCGCCTGACGATCAACCAGAACAACAACAAAATCTCCGACACGATGCAGATCGCCGGCTTCACGGAGGTGATTGACGCGAAAATTCCCTACCGCAATACGGCTCTGCTCTACATCGAGTTTTCAGCCGAACAATTCCGCAGCATCCCAGCAGTTACCGTCGCCTGCAAGGCGCGTAAATGGCAGGTCCCAAGCAACTACGATCCAATTTCGCGCACATACAGTGGTATCTGGGATGGGACGTTGAAGGAGGCTTACACCAACAACCCCACCTGGGCTACTTACGGCATTACCACCAACGACCGCTTTGGCCTTGGCCGCCGCATCAAGCCGTGGATGGTCGACAAGTGGGAGCTTTATCGCATCTCGCAGTACTGCGACCAGTTGGTGCCGGACGGGAAGGGTGGCCAAGAGCCGCGCTTCCTCTGCAACCTGAATCTGCAGAGCAAGGCCGATGCTTGGTCGCTTCTGCGCGATATCTCGGCGATCTACCGGGGCATGACTTACTGGGCTCAGGGCCAGGTGTTCACCCTGTCGGATATGCCGCGCGCTACCGACTTCGACTTCGCCTACACCCGGGCGAACGTCATTGATGGCAAGTTCACCTATTCCAGCGCATCGGAGCGCACCCGCTATTCCCGGGCATTGGTCAGCTACGACAACCCGCTGAACAACTACGACACCGACGTCACGGCCGTGACCGACCAAAAGCTGCAGCGGCGCTACGGCGATAACCCGCTGGAGATCAGCGCCATCGGCTGCACGCGTGAGTCGGAGGCGCAGCGCCGCGGCAAGTGGGCATTGCTCACCAACTCCAAGGACAGGGCTGTTACCTTCAAGGTAGGCCTCGACGGGCGTATCCCGCTTCCTGGCTACGTAATCCCGATCGCTGACGAACTGCTCGCTGGCCGACCTGTGGGCGGACGTATCTCGTCGGTGAACGGCAAGGTCATCACCCTGGACCGCGACACCCAGGCCAAACCCGGCGACCGGCTGATCCTCAACTTGCCTGACGGCAAGTGCGAGGGGCGCACCGTGCAACTGGTCAGAGGCCGCCAGGTCACGGTCACCACGGCGTACTCCGTGGCGCCTGAGCGGGAGCTGGTGTGGGCGCTCGACGCTGACGACCTGGCCATCCCGCTGTACCGGGTGACCAGCGTTTCCCGGCCAGAGCCTGGCGTGTTCGAAATCTCGGCTGTGCAGTACGACCCGAGCAAGTTTGCGCACATTGACACCGGCGCTCGGCTGGAAGAGCGGCCGATCAGCGTTATCCCGATTACCGTAGTTCCAGCACCGGCCAGCGTCACGCTGACGTCGAGCTACGCCGTAAACCAGGGCATCGCTATCAGCACCATGAACATCTCGTGGCCCGCGGTGAGCGGTGCGGTCGCCTACGACGTGGAGTGGCGCAAGGACAGCGGCAACTGGATCAAGGTGCAGCGGACAGGTTCGACCAGTGTTGACGTCACCGGCATCTACTCGGGCGCCTATTTGGCCCGGGTCCGCTCGGTGAGCGCCTTCGAGATATCGTCGATCTGGAAAAGCTCCAACCTGACCAACCTGAAAGGTAAGGTCGGCCTGCCGCCGGCAGTGTCGTTCCTGACCACCACCAGCGAACTGTTCGGCATCAGCATCAAGTTGGGCTTCCCACCAGGCGCCGAGGATACCCAGCGCACTGAGCTGTGGTATGGCCCTACAAACAATCTTGGAGCCGCTACCAAACTGGCCGACCTTGCGTATCCGCAGGCCGACTACCGCATGCAATCGCTGTTGGCGGGTGCTCGGTTCTTCTTCTGGGCGCGCCTGGTGGACCGGACGGGAAACATCGGGCCGTTCTATCCGGTGGTGAACGGTGTGATTGGGCAGGCCAGTTCGCAGGCCGGCCCTATCCTGGACTTGATTGCCGGCCAGATTGGTAAAACCGAACTGGCTCAGGAGTTGGTCAAGGAGATTGAACTGATCTCCGGCGACGGCCCAGGGTCTGTGAACGATCGCTTAGAGCAGGCCAAGCAGGAACTGGAAGACCTGATCGATCAGATCACGGACGCCCTGGTCTACGATCCGACCAAAACCTATGCCGCCGGCGACGTAGTGCGGCAGGGCCAGCACCTGTACCAAGCCATCGCGCCGGTACCGAAAAACACTACGCCTCCCAATGCCCAGTACTGGTTCGATATCGGCACCATTGCCGAGACAACCCAGGCCATGGCGTTGCAGATCCAGCAGAACAAGGCGTCCATCGACACCGTGGACGGCAAGGTAACGGCACAGGCATCTGCACTGCAATCGCTCCAGGCGAGCTGGAGGGAGGACAGCGGGGAGGGCGACCTGGCGGACGCCCTGAAAGGTTGGGATGCCACCGCCAAGTTCGCTGATCAGGTCAAGGTTCAGGCCTCGGACAACCGAGCGCTGGTTGAGCGAACCACGTCGCTGGATGCGGCGGTAGGGCAGAACAGGGCCGGGCTTACCTCGCTTGAGCAGGTGGTAGCCACTGAAACCCTTGCAACGGCGACACGACTGGATCAGTTGAAAAGCAGCGTCGACGGCAACACTGCTGCGATTGGCAGTGAGGCAGCGACAAGGGCTGATGCCGATAGTGCTCTTGGGACTCGCATCGATCAGATGGGGGTCACCGTCGGCAATAACGGTGCGGCGATCAGCCAGGAGGAAATCGCCCGGGCGAATGCGGACACCGCGCTCGGCCAAAGAATCGATACGACACAGGCGAAGGTTGCAGAGAACTCGGCAGCCGTTCAAACGGTCACCGATTCCCTGGCCGACACCAGCAAGGCCGTCGCCTCACAGTCCACCACGCTGCAAGCTGTTGTGGGCGGCGGACGGGATGGTACCGACGAGGGAGACCTGGCCAGCGCAATCAGCGAGGTGAAGAACAAGGCGGCGATCCAGGTCACGGCCAGGGCCCAGGCTGATACCAATGGAAAGCTTTCCACCATGTGGTCCGTCAAAATGCAGGTCAATGCCAACGGTCAGTATGTCGCCGCCGGGATCGGCCTGGGTATCGAGCAGAACGCCGATGGCTTGTTGCAAAGCCAGTTCCTGGTGAGTGCTGATCGATTTGCCGTAGTGAACACAATCGATGGCGGATCTTTCACGACGCCGTTCGTGGTCCAGAACGGCCAAGTGTTTATGAGTTCCGCACTGATACAGGACGGAACGATCACCAACGCCAAGATCGGCAACTACATCCAGTCGAACAATTACCAGGCAGGTATTGCCGGCTGGAAGTTGTTCTTCGACGGGACGTTTGAAATCAATAGCTCGCTCGGCGGCCAGGCACGCCAGGTAATCAACAACGCCGGTGGCAAGGTGTTCGATGAGAACGGTGTGAAGCGATACCAGTGGGGGGATCTTTCAGCATGAGCCATGGGGCGAGAGTTTGGGGGCCTACGGGCCTCCTTGAATTGGATGAGACCTCTTTTACCGTGCGCGTTATCTATTCAGCCCTAGTAACCCGGCCTGCCGGCACGCTGTATAGCGACATAGCGGTGCCTGGTTGTGATCCAGCCACCTGCAGCGCGGTGTGCGTTCCAACCGCGCCATACCCTGAAGACCCCAGCGCACAGAACCTAAACGCAATCCAATACGAGCCTCAAGTCATGTCCGGGGTAGTGAGGGTTTGGTACGTTAACCGAAGCATAAATCCGTCGTCGCCGCCGGCCCCAGGGTTGGCCACACAGAGGCTTTTAGTGATGAAGTACCGATAATGCCGTCTTATGGAATGTCCTTTACCAACGACTCAGGTGTCGTAGTCATCGATTCGGAGTTTGCCAGGTTGGTCGTCCTGTACAAAGGAGACTACAGCGGCCCTATCGTCTTCCCATCGCTGATAACCACCCAGGAACCGCCCTTGGTGTTTGTTCGCCCCAGTGCCTCGGTAACCATAAGTTACGCCAAGATAACCGGTACCGCAGGCAACTGGACGGGCTTCTCATTCTTGGGAATGGGCTCTGGAAAGTTCTTCGTGGCCTCTTTCGGCGGGGCAACTCCCACTGCGAAGTACGGGTTTAGATTATGGGATGGGCAAGGAAAGTTGTTGTTTGATAGCGGCACACCGTGTGCGCAGTTCACCCGCACGATATCGGCATGGACCTACATTGGATCAAGCACAACACCGCAGGGTCAGACCCAGGTCAACTTTACAGCGCCATCCCCCCTGGACTCCGGCGATTACATCATGATCAACAACATAGGGATGGATGTCAGTGCCGGTTCTAGCAAGGGCGCTAAGTTGTACTGCGTGTGGGACTACGCAAACAACCGGATTGTGATGTTTACGATTGGAGTCTCTAACGCTGCGACATTTTATGTGCCCGTGGTGTTCGCTAAGCCAGTGATTTAGCCGTTCACCAGACAATTCAATATCCAATAGCCGCCCTGAGCGGTTTTTTTATTTCCTGGAGAAAAGTATGCCTTGGTACAGAGCCGGCACAGTTGCAGTTGCATTGAATTCAAATACGGTCACTGGCACAGGCACGTCGTTCAGTGCCAACGGGCGCGTAGGTGATGCATGGACTGGGCCCGATGGGCGCTGGTATGAGGTGACCAACATCGCCAGCAACACAGTGCTGACCATCTCGCCGAACTACCTGGGGGCTACAGTCTCTGCGGGTGCGTACGCCTTGGCTCCGATGCAGGGCTACGTGAAGGACTCCGCCGATCAGCTCCGGCAGATCGTCAACCAATGGGGCGCAACCCTGGCAGGTCTGGGCACGGTCTCCACGCAAAATGTAGTTCCTGTGGCCATGGGCGGCACCGGCGGCACATCCCAGGCTACAGCTCGCGCTGGCTTAGGGCTTGGTAGTGCGGCGGTGGCCGCGATCGGGTATGACGACGGTAACGTGGCGAGCGCTTATTCAGTCGGCAGAACGCGGACGAGCGTGGTTCAAAGTTGGTTGACGAACGCTGTACACGGACTTGATCCAAACCTGTACCCGCCAGGGTCTCCGAACATGCCTACCGGGGGTACGACCTACTGGTACAAGCAAATTTTCAGGCACTCCGATGGCTCCAACAGGCTGACGATTGCTTGGCCTTATGGTCTTGCAGGCAACTCCGGCACCATCAAGTTTCAGTCAATTTACGACGGCGCCACCACACCGTGGATTGAGCTGTACCACACCGGGAACACCACTCGCGCCGCTGACGGCACACTGAAGGCTATCTAATGACCACTCGCGCAGCAGTAAACATTCTCGGTGCCGACGGCGCCGTCATCGATGTCACGTCTTTGGGCGTTAGCACCATCACCACCGAGCACCCGGGCCCTGGCCAGTATCTGGTGCACGGAACGCTTGGGATGGTTCCACCACCAGAGGGCTGGGGTTTTGTTCTGAACCAGGTCGACGCGGCTTGTTCGGTAGACATCGGTTACAACGAGGGCGTGCTGGCTGTCAGCGTGGCCAAGGATGGTGAGCCCGCCGACTTGATGCACAGCATCACTTTGCATGTGGCCGTTGACTCCTTGCCCGTCCAGGTGGTGCCGGAGCTGACAGCACCTGCAGCTGACCCGCTGGAATTGGCTCAGGCCGAGATCACCCGGCTGCGGGCCGTCGCTGACTATGCGATCGCACCACTTCAGGACGCTGTGGATGTCGATGAGGCCACTGAAGCAGATCTCGCGGCACTCAAGTCCTGGAAGAAATACCGAGTAGCGCTGAGCCGGGTTATTGAGCAACCGCAGTACCCGGATGCCATTGAGTGGCCCGTCGTGCCTACGTAACTGCAAACGGTCGAAGCCGCCCGCCTTGAGCGGGTTTTTTATTGCCTGGAGAAAAGCATGCCGATCACCGAAACCCGAGGGGTACGCAACCGCAACCCCGGAAACATCGATTACGTTCCAGCCAACCAATGGCAGGGGCAGCTTAAGCCCGACACGGCCATCGAGAAGCGCTTTGCCCGGTTCGATACGCCGGAGAACGGTATCCGCGCCCTGGGCAAGTTGCTGCTGACCTACCAGCGCAAGCACGGGCTCAAGACGGTGAAGGCGATCATCAGCCGATGGGCACCGTCCGTGGAGAACGACACCGCCGCCTATGTACGCGCCGTCGAGGCGAACATCGGCACCCAGCCCGGCGCTGAGATTGATCTGGCCCAGGCTCCGGTAATGGCCGGTTTCGTCAAGGCGATCATTCATCACGAGAACGCTGGCTATGCCTACCCTGAAGCGGTGCTGGCCGAAGGCGTGCGGCGGGCGCTGGCATGACGTCGGTGCAGAAGCTGGCCTTGGTTCTGCTGGCCATAGCCGTGGGCTTCGGCGCTGCCTGGCAGGTGCAGGACTGGCGGTATGACGGGAAGCTGGCAAAGCAGGCGGGACAGTTCCAGACGGACCTTGACGCGATCGGCAGTGCCGCTACCGCCCAGGCCCGCGCCGAGCAGGACAAGCGCCTGGCCACCGAGCAGCAACTGGCCGCTGCCGATCAAAAACACACCAAGGAATTATCCGATGCCCAGCGCAACCAGGCTCTGCTGCGTGACCGCCTTGCTACTGCTGATGTGCGGCTGTCAGTCCTTCTCGACGCCACGGATTCAGCCAGTGGCAGCGACGTGCCTACCACCCCCGGCGCCGTCGGCGTGGTTCATGCAGCCCGTCGAGCCCAACTTGACCCAGCGCATGCTCAAAGAATTGTCGCCATAACCGACGACGGGGATAACGCAGTGATAGCTTTACGGGCGTGCCAGGCTTATATCAGGGCTGTTTCAAGTGACTATCCATTTTGATTAGGATAATCTTGCATGTTGAGGAGTTCGATTTGGTCGTTGGGGTGATCAATGTAGTTACCAAACTCTACTCCATATCCCATGCTGGATATATTTTTATAAAATTGGGTGAAGTAATTTAGGTTGGGTAAGTGATGGCCTAAACGTAGTACTTCTTGTCCTATACTTGTGAGTGTCATTGCTTTTAATTCTACGTTTGTATTTGGATTTGGGCCTTTAGCAAGCACAACTTTTCCATGAAGGGTGAACGTTTTTACGAATTTCTCAGTGCTTGAGCTTTTAAATATGATGGAGGTAGCGTCTGTTTCAACCCCTTGAAGTAATCCAAGTTCTTGTAGCTTTAGCAGTTGTTTGTATGGGACGCCTTCGTCCTCTAGTAATTGTATGTTTCTCCATATGACTCTAGAGTAAAAAGCAAATGGTGCGATTAGCTGGATGAGTTCTGCTTCTTTTTTTGATAGCCCTTTTAAGAACTCAAGAGTTCTAAGTGAAAAAGTTCCGGGGCTCTTGAACTCTCCGGCAAGGATGCTTCCCCAGAGTTTCTGAATGTCCTCATTACTGGTTTTGCATGCGTAATCGCGCCAAGATCGTAGCCAATCATCTTCCACTTCTTCCATGGGGGGAGCCTGATTGTCTTCTGCAAGCTTAACCTCAGCATAAATAATCGATTTGCTCAGATTTATTTCTTCTTGAATTCTCTCTGCTCGATCCCTGTTGAAGAAAAAATCAGAGGCTACGCTCAATGTGGGCTCTATTCGCTTTTCAATTAGTCGAATATCTAACTTGTCTTGAACGTCATGGGAGAGCGAAATTAATGATCCGTCTGTTGAGTATCGCTTTCGACCCGCACGAACATCCGCGACGTCAGCTTCTGCTTGGGCAAGCATCAAAAGCTCATGACGACGACCGTCAACATTTGCGCGACTCTCGCGTCGGGTCTGCCAAGGTTTTAAAAGCGATCCAATCCCCTTTTCTGTGAGAGTTACCCACATCTGGCACAGCAGCTTTTCCCCAGGAGCATCCATTTAGGCGTTCTCGTCCGTCGAAGAAGTTTGAATGATAGATTATCAAAGGAACGAGGGCTGCGCCTGAGATAAAGTTTTGGATTGGAAGTTTCAGTTTGAGGCAAGGGGCCGTATAAGGCCTTTCCCTTCGTTTCGCACACTCCCCACGGCCGTATCGACCTTGAACCATTCAAAGGCCTCGGCCGGTTCGCCCTGGTGCAGCACCATCTGTTCTGCGCGCTCCTTGGGCGTGGCTGGGTCCAACCATTCCCGGGCCAGGTCCGGCGTCAGCACCACGGGCCGCCGGTCGTGGATGTCCACCATTCCGCCGGCGCTGTCGGCGGTGATGATCACGAAGCCGTCATGCTCGCCTGGGCCTTCGTCGCTGTCGGGCAGTTGGCCAATGGCGGCGCATAGCACCGGCGCGCCGTCCCGCCGCCGGATCAGATAGGGCTGCTTCTTCGGTCCGCCTTCGTCCACCCACTCAAACCAGTTGTCGATGGGCGTGATTGCCCTGTGCAGCCAGATCGCGCGGAAGAACGGGCCGTGGGCCACCTTCTCGACGCGGGCATTGATCGGTGCAGCGCGATCCTTGGCCCAGTGCGGGCGCCATCCCCATCGCACCAGGTCGGCGTGCAGCAGATCACCCTGCAGGTGGAGCAGGGCGACTTGGGTTGTCGGGGCGACGTTGTAGCGCTCAAGCGGCAATTCACCGACGGAGTTCGCCAAGGCATTGGGCATGCTCAGCGCTGCAACGAAGTCGTGAATGCCGCTGTACTGGGAAAGTCTTCCACACATAATCGTCTCCGCTCGTCGGCCCCAATGAACAGCCGTGGCCAGGTCAATCTCTACACTGTAGACACTTGCCCCAGGTATTCGTCATGGCGATCAACATCGAGCAAATCAGCGCAATGGAGGCGTGGTTTGCGCTGCGCAAAGATCCGGACTTCATCGCGGCCGCTCCGGAAGAACGATACGAATCGCGCCTGGCGCTGGCTGACGACATGAAGGAGCGCGGCGTGATCGACAGCGGAGAGTGGCGCGAGCTGGTTGAAGAGGCGGTCGCCGCGTACGGCGACGAGTTAGGCTGAGGTTTCTTTCAGGCTCTTGAGCTCGGCCAGCAGCCTCTGGTTCTCCCTGAGCAGGTAATCGCGCTGCCCGATAACCAGATCGATGGGTCTAAAGTTCACATTGGCAGGTTCTTTGTCGCTCATGGTTGAAACGCGCTCAAGGGCTTGCCTGAGGGCAGCTTCAGCTGATGCCTTTTCGGTGGCGAGCAGGTCATTCATCTTCACCAAGCCGGATATGTTTGCCCGCGCTTTGCTGAGTTGCACCTGCAGTTCGGCTACCTCGTCCTCGATCATCGAGCAGTGGTGTTTGTACATTTCCAGGGGCGTAGGGCATCCAAGCCACTCGCAAGTGTCTTCATCGATGTACATGGGGTGCGCTTCCAAATGCTGTATGTGTATACAGTATTCGAGATTTGGGCAGGCGGAAGGCCTGAGGCGACGAACTGCAGGTTTACCCGACGATCAGTCGGGCGCCATGAGGACGGCCAGGGTCAGCTTGATGAACTCCTCGTTCTCGTCGATGGTGTGCAGGGCGCCGCGGACGTTCTCCGCCACATCAGCGGAGCCACGCTGCTCGACCCAGTTCGAGATCTCCATGATGGACGCCTCAAGGGCCAGCTGGTTTTCGTAGAGCTTGGAGAGCAGGGAAGGGAGCAGGTCGGAGTTGGGCAT